AGCTGATAATGATAGAGCAATCCACGTTTATGAGAAGTTCGGGTTTAAGAAAACAAAACCGACAATGTATTTGATGGAGGTAAACGCTGATGAAGATTGTGATTGAATTATCAGAAGAAGATTATAATGACATTACACTAACAGGAAAAAATACAATCAATCTCGGTGTATTACTTACTTTACGAAAAGCGGTCAGAAACGGCATACCACTTCCAAAAGGACACGGTGCGTTGAAAGATACAGACAAAATTATAAGTGATGGAATCAGCAAAGGATTCTGCGATTGGTATGATGAAATAAAGTATGCTGAAACAATCATAGAAGCAGATAAGGCAGAAAGTGAGGATAAGGAATGAGTAATGCTAAAATCTGTGACCGATGCGGTCAAACTATAAAGTTGTTTGAGTACGAACCCGATAAAGATGAAGCGTGGAGATATGAAGTGATTAGAGACTGTCACCCTTATCCAGATAGGGTAAAGATTGATTTGTGTAAGGATTGTAAAAAAGATTTGGTAAGATGGTTAGGGATAAATAGAAAGTGAGAGAGAAAAATGAATAAAATTTGGTTGACTTCTGATTTACATTTTTGTCATGATAGGGATTTCATCTATAAACCACGAGGGTTCGACTCAGTACATGAAATGAATGAACAGATAATTAAAAATTTTAATGAAGTAATGGATTGGGATGATGAGTTGTATATTTTAGGAGATTGCTTTCTTAATGATAATAAAGAAGGTATGTCTTATATGCGACAACTGCCAGGTAAAAAACATATAATCTGGGGTAATCACTGCACAATAGCTCGTCAAGAATTAATGTGGCTAGAAAATTTTGATTGTCTTGGATATGCTAATACATTAAAATATAATGGTTATCATTTTTTCCTTTGTCATTATCCTACTATGACATCGAATTTTGATACAAATAAACCATTAAAAACACGGATTCTGTCTTTAAGTGGACATACTCATGCTAAAAATATTTGGGACGCGGCGGGTGGCTATAATGTAGCACTGGATGCTCATAATTGTTATCCTGTTGAGATTAATGAAATTATAGAAGCTTTTAAGGAACATCGGACTTGACATTATTCAAAATTTTTTATATAATATTAATATAGAAAGTTAAATCAAACAACTAATTATATAATATATTATATAGGAGATATAAGAACTTATGAAAATTATTTCATGTGAATATGATGAAAAAACTGGGCGGACAGTCGCAAAATTAGGTACTGAATTAGGTATCTTTATAGGACAGTCTTTTTTTAATAAAGAAAAAGATCCTTTGCGCCCTTCTCGATTAATAGGCGGACAGTTAGCTGAAAATAACGCTTATCAACGTTATTATCAACAAATATTAAAAAATCAAAAGCAAGAATTGAAAGGGCTGAATCGTTTACTTGCCGCAATGCCAGATAATATACAAGGTAAGAAATACGCGAAAAATTTATATAATACAATTAAAACAGAAATTAGCGAAACTAAATGGACTCTTATTGAATTACAAGAAAGACGCAGTCAAATTATTGAAGGTAGAGCTATATATATTCGCTCCCGTACAATAGATAAAGAGGAGCGCGCACAGATGTTACAATCATTAGGTGATAGTTTAGCCTCTTTATCAAATATAAATAAGGACAAAGATTAATAATTTACCTCTCCTATTTTTGATATATTATATATTTATAATATTTTAAGATAGGAGAGATTTTTTCATGTACTTTTACGATACTTGCACCTTATTAAAAAAATATAACGAAATTTTTAAACGTATTCATGATGAATCTTTTGTTATAAGTAATTTAACGCTGATGGAATTAGAAAATATAAAGACTTCAAAGAATAAAGATAATGAAGTTAAATATAAAGCTAAGAAAGTAAGTCAGCTATTAAATTATTATTATGGGCAATACGAGTGTATTAATTATGAAAAAGAGTGGGATCGTATATATATTGACTCAAATCCAGTTCTCTTAGATAATAATGATACTCGTATAGTTATTTCTGCCTTCGTATATTCAGATGCTCACCCTGATGTTATTTTTGTTACTGATGATGTGAATTGTAACAATATCGCGCGAAGTCTAGGGTTAACAACTAATGTACTAACACAATTTCATAATATCAATATTAATACGGGCTATTTAGTTCGCACTTGTTTTTCAGAAAATGAAATGAATGATATTTACGACCGCATTGAAAATAATGATAATTTTGGTTTATTAGAAAATCAATATTTAATGGTTCAACAAGATAATAATATTATAGATAGTTTTGTATACACAAAAGGGAAAATGCGGAGAGTTCCTTTTCAGAGTTGCAATTCTAAAGAATTTGGAGAAGTTAAGCCTTTAGACGCTTTCCAAAAAATTGCAATTCATTCCTTAAAGAATAATAAATTAACCATGTTAAGAGGGGCGGCGGGAACCGGTAAATCGCTCTTAGGGTTGGGGTATTTATTTGAATGTCTTGAAAGTAATAAAATTGATAAGATTATTATTTTTTGTAATACTGTTGCGACAAAAAGTTCTGCTAAATTAGGGTATTACCCCGGCTCCCGCACAGAAAAACTTCTTGACTCACAAATAGGTAACTTTTTAGCTTCAAAATTAGGTAGTCGTATTGAAGTGGAGCGTATGATTCATGACGAAACTCTTATTCTTCTTCCAATGTCTGATATTAGAGGATTTGATACAACAGGTATGAACGCAGGAATTTATATCACAGAAGCGCAAAATCTTGATATAGAACTAATGAAGCTCGCGCTACAGCGAATTGGAGAAGATGCAATTTGTATCCTCGATGGAGATAGCGAGACACAGGTTGATTTAGATATTTATTCTGGAGAGAATAATGGTATGAGAAGAGTATCTGAAGTATTTTCGGGACAGCCTTTTTATGGAGAAGTGACCTTACCAATTTGTCATAGATCAACAATAGCTGCTATTGCTGATAAAATGTAAATTTAAAAATAAAGGAGGATAAAAGATATGGGTTTTTTAACTTTTATTAAACAATATTGGTTTTTAATTATCATAGCTATTGCAATTACGAGTGATATTACAATCATGATTTATCAGTGGCTAAAAAAACCAACTGAAGAACAGCTTGATAAAGTAAAGGAATGGCTTGTGTTTGCAGTAGCAGACGCAGAAAAATATCTAGGCAGTGGTACTGGTCAGATGAAGCTTAGATATGTTTATGATATGTTTGTTACGAAGTTCCCTGCTATTGCAGTATTTCTTTCTTTTGAACAGTTTTCAAAGATGGTAGATGGAGCACTTGATAAATTTAATGAACTAATCAAAACTAATAATAATATTAAAGACTTTTACACCGAGCAAACTGTGACTCCCATTGAACAAGAGGAGGTACAAAAAGATGAAGAAATCTGACCTTGCAACAGTAGTAGTAGATTTTGGTACTACTAAAAGTAATCCAAGAGGGAATAATAAGATTATAGGTATTACACCTCATCATATGGCAGGGAAAATGACTGCGGAAGCTTGTGCAAAATCGCATAGAGATAATGCAAATATATCTTCTAGTGCAAACTATTATATAGGATATGATGGAACTATTTGCGCTGGAGTCTCTGAAGATCGCAGAGCTTGGACTTCTGCAAATAGAAATAATGACTATACACATATTACTTTTGAAGTTTCTAATGATGGCGGCGCGCCAGATTGGCATATCTCAGACGCATCATACAAGGCTCTTGTAAGACTTTGCGCAGACATCTGTAAAAGATATGATATTAAACCTCACTTTACTGGGAAACCAGATGGAACTATTACATACCATCAGATGTTTGCAAATACAGATTGTCCAGGACCATATTTAAAAAATCTTATTGATAGTGGTAAATTTGAATCAGATATACAGCAAGCTATGGGCGGGGAAACTGTGCAGACAGATACCGCTCCTGTTGTTACGCCAACTTCGCAGACACTAAATTTAAAGCAGGGTGATATAATTAAACTTAAAGAGGGTGCAACATATTATAATGGAAAGGCCATTCCTTCTTGGGTAGTTAAATCTAAATTATATTATAGAGGAGTTAATAACAATGGGGTAATTATTAGCACATTACAAGAAGGCAATATCACAGGAGTTGTTAAACCAGAAGATATTATCCAATCTAATCAAGAAACAAAAATAAAGCAATCGTCTTCTTATACTACTAAAATTACTGTATCGAGTTTAAATGTAAGAACTGGCCCAGGCACTAATCATCCTGTTACAACAGTAGTGAGTAAAAATGAGGTTTTTACTATAGTAGATGAAGAAAATGGATGGGGTTTATTAAAGAGCTATCAGTCTAATCGTAATGGATGGATTTATTTAAAGTATACTCAAAAAATATAAATCTAATATAAGAGGGTTTCATATATATGAAACCCTCTATTTTTTTGACTTTTTTAAAAAATTTTTATATTATATTATATTAAGAAAGAATTAAGAAATTATGCAATAACTAGAATTGCAGAATCTTCCCATAATTTGACAAAAAATAAAAAATATGATATAATTTATATATAATAAAATAAGGAGAGAAAATAATGAGTGTACAAAATAATACAAGTTATACAGCCGAATCGGTTAAGACTCTTGAAGGTTTAACACCTTTTAGACAATCTCCAGGTATGTACATTGGTTCAACAGATGTTAATGGTCTATTTCATATCGTTAAAGAAATAGTTAATAATAGCGTTGACGAAAAATTAAATGGTAATTGTAATAAAATTATTGTTACGTTACTTAAGGATGGCGGGATTAGCATTGAAGATAATGGTAGAGGATTCCCACATGGTATGCAGGATGAAACTTTTTCTGTATTAGGTGCTTGTTTTGGAAAAGAGCATACTGGTGGTAAATTCTTAAACGATGGCGAGTCTGGATATAACTCATCCGGTGGTATGCATGGTATAGGATGTAAATGTGCGGCTGCGCTTGGTATTAAAACAGTTGCATATTCTTACAGAGATGGTATTGAGGAAATGGTTGAGTTTTCTCAGGGAGATATGCTAAAGCAGATTACAGATGGTAAGTGCGCAAAAGATAAGCATGGAACTCTTGTGATTTGGTACCCAGATAAAGAAATCTTCAAAGAAACGCAAGAATTTGACAGAACTAGAATAGAAAAAGAACTTTGTCGAGAATACAGCTTCCTTAATAGTGGTCTTACTTTTGTTATGAAAGATGAAAGGGACGGATACGAAAAAACTTATTATTCAGAAAATGGTATAAGAGACTATCTTGATTTTTTAAATGGTAGTAATGATTATATTCTTCATCCATTATGTCTTTCTGCAGAAGAAGGTTCATTTAGTATTGAAGTAGGTATAGCATATAATTCAAATTATGCGTCTACTATTAAACTTTATACAAATAGCGTACCACAATTTAAAGGTACTCATTTAACAGGATTTAAGACTGCATGGACTACTGCAATTAATAAATTTGCAAGAGAAAATAAGTGGCTTAAAGATAAAGATGAAAACCTTACAGGTGACGACCTTGCAGAAGGACAGATTTTAATTATTAACTTTAAGATGATTAATCCTATCTTTGAAGGTCAGGTTAAGGGTAATCTTACTTCTGCGGAAGGTAGAACTTATACTAACAAATTAATTTCTAATTGTATTTATGATTATTTAAATGCATCAAAAGCAGAAGTAAAGGAAGTAGTACAAAAAGGTCTTAATGCAAGAAAGGTGCGCGAAGCTGCTAAAAAAGCTAGAGAAGCTGCAAGAGGAGAAAAGAAGAAGAAAGAAAAAGCATTAAAATTTGATTCAAAACTTGCAGACTGTTATTCAAAAGATAGAAGTAAATGTGAAATATATATAACAGAGGGTGATTCAGCATCAGGTAACTTAAAAATGGCGCGAAACAATGAGTTTGTCGCAGTACTCCCTGTGCGTGGTAAAATTCTAAATGTAAGAAAAGCTACTTTGGATAAGATTCAAAAAAATGCAGAAATTATGACTATGATAGATGCGTTTGGTTTAAAAGTAGATACAAAAACAATGAAATTAACTTTTGATGAGTCAGATCTTCGATATGGGAAAATTATAATCGAGAGTGATGCTGACACGGATGGAAATCATATTAAAAATCTTTTTTATACTTTTATATGGACTTTTTGTCCTAAATTAATAGAAGAAGGATATGTTTATGCAGGGGTGCCACCTCTTTATAAAATAACACTTGGTAAAGATACTTATATTTATTTAAAAGATGATGCAGAACTTGAAAAATTTAGAAATGAACATAAAGGTAAAAAATATTTAGTTAATAGACTTAAGGGTCTCGGTGAAATGAGTGTAGAAGAAACTGGTATATTGGTTGATCCAGATAAGAGAATAATCAAACAAATTTCAGTCGAAGATATAAAAAATACAAATAAATTATTTGATGATTTAATGGGGACTGCTGTATTACCTCGTAAAAACTTTATTCAGAAATATAGCAAAGATGCAAACTATGAGGGATAAAAATGGCAGGAAAAGCAAAGGATTTAACAGGATATACAACTCCAGAAGGAGTTGTAGTCCTTAAACGAGTTGAAAATAAAGGTAATAAGCCACAATGGTTATGTAGATGTTTTTGTGGAAATGAATTTATTACAAGAAGTGACGCTTTAAAATCAGGTCATACTAAATCTTGTGGGTGTTTACAAAAGAAAAAAGCTAAAGAGCAATTAATTACATATAATAAAAGTTTATCTTTAGATTTAACAAATCAAAGATTTGGTAAATTAATTGCTTTAGAGCCAACTGAAGAAAGGAGTGGCACCTCTGTTATATGGTTATGCAAATGTGACTGTGGAAATAAATGTAAAGTAAGTGCTGCTCATTTGACTAAACATGATGGCACTCAAAGTTGTGGATGTATTCAATCTTTAGGTGAAGCAAAAATTAAAAAAATTTTAGACGAAAATAATATTAAATATAGCACACAATATTATTTTTCATCTTGTCGTTTTCCTGATACGAATGGTATTGCAAGATTTGATTTTTTTGTAGATAATAAATATTTAATTGAGTATGATGGAAATGTTCATTATTGTACAAATAATTGTGGTTGGAATAATGAGCAAAATTTGACAAAAGTAAAAGAACATGATAAAATAAAAAACAAATATTGTATAAAAAATAAAATTCCTTTAATTAGAATTCCTTATACAATATATGATAATTTATCTTTAAAAGATTTATTATTAGAAACAAGCAAATATCTTATTAAAGGAGAATATAATGAATAGTGTAGAATTAAGTCAAGAATTATTTCAAAATTTTATAGATTATGCGGTATCAGTTAATTCTGATAGAGCTATTCCAGATGCTAAATCTGGTCTTAAGCCTGTTGCACGACGTATAATATATGGAGCATTTGATACTGGCAGAACATCAAATAAACCTCATGTAAAATGCGCACGTATTGTAGGTGATGTAATGGGAAATTTACATCCGCATGGCGATAGCTCAATTTATGGAGCATTAGTAAGATTATCTCAAGATTGGGTTATGCGTTATCCATTATTAGATTTTCACGGTAATAATGGAAGTATAACAGGTGATGAAGCTGCTGCATATCGTTATACCGAAGCTAGATTAAGTAAAATTACTGAAGACGGTTTACTTCAAGGAATAAAAAAGAATAATGTAGATTTTATCCCAACTTACGATGAAACAAGTGAAGAGCCAGTAACACTTCCAGCCATCTTTCCTAATCTTCTTTGTAATCCAAACGAAGGTATAGGCGTGGCTATGGCTTGTAAATGGGCCCCGCATAATCTTAATGAAGTAGCTGCCGCAATATTAGATTACCTTGAAGGTAAGGAGCCTATGTTGCCAGGTCCTGATTTTCCAACAGGTGGAATCGTAATAAATAAAAATGACATTCCTAATATAATGAAAACTGGTCATGGCTCAGTTAAAATTAGGGGTAAATATAAAGTAGAAAAGAATAATATTATATTTTATGAAATTCCGTATGGTCAAACAATAGAAGGATTAGTTGCAGAAATTGGTCAGGCAGCGGAAGATGGTAAACTTGATAATATTAATGATATAAGAGATGAAACAAATAAAAAAGGAATTAGAATAGTAATAGAGTGTGCGCGCGGTGCTAATCCAGATGCGATAGCAAATAAGATTTATGCTCATACAAATATGCAGAGTTCATTCTCTTATAATATGGTAGGTCTTGTAGGTAAGACACCAACCGAATTAAATCTTAAAGACTGTATTAAGATTTATGTAGACCATAATATTGAGTGTATTGTGCGAGAAGCAAAATTTGATAGAAATAAAGCACTTGCAAGACTTGAAATAGTTGAAGGATTACTTATAGCATTAGCAGATATTGATAATATTATAGCTATGATTAAGAAATCTGAAAGTGCGGCTGCCGCAAAAGAAGCTCTTATAAAGAAATATGGATTTACAGATAATCAAGTAACAGCTATTCTTAATATGAAACTTTCTTCTCTTGCTAAATTGGAAGGTGTAAAACTTGAAAATGAAAAAGAAGATTTGAAGAAAAATATTGAGAGACTTGAATATCTTATTATAGATAAATTAACACAAATAAAAGAACTTCATAATAGACTAGATGAAATTGTTAGAAAGTATGGTGATGCGCGTAGGACAGAGCTTGCGCAGATCGAAGAGCCAAAAGAAGAGAAAGAAATAGCTTTAGTTGAACCTGAAGATGTAGTAGTTATATGCACTCAAACAGGAGATATTAAGAGAGTTCCTAAAACTTCATTTAAGGTACAAAAGAGAAATGGTAAAGGTATAAAGACACAAGATGATGCAATATTATCATCTATATCAACTAATACTATTGATACATTACTTATCTTCACTTCAGAAGGTAGAATGTTTAGAATGTTAGTAGATAATGTACCTGCGGGAACCAATGCTTCACGCGGAACTAACCTTGCGACTCTACTTAAACTTAATCCGAATGAAAAGATTATGTATGTAACTTCTCAGTTTAGAGAAACAGATGCAAAGTATGTTGTATTCTTTACTAAGAATGGTTTAATTAAAAAAACTCAGCTTGATGAGTTTAAGGCGACAAAGAAGACAACTGGTATTCAAGCAATTAAGTTTAAAGAAGGTGACTCTCTTGCTAATGTAACTTTACTTAATGATGAAGATGTAATAGTTATAACTAAGGAGGGCATGAGTATTAAATTTGGAACTAAAGATATTGTTCCTATTGGTAGAATTGCTGCGGGAGTTAAGGCTATTAAATTAAAGGAAGGTGACGAAGTTCTTGTTGGATTACCCATCTCTAAACGAAATGATAATGATCTTGGCATTTTTACCACATCTGGACTTGGAAAGCGAATTAAAACCTCTGAAATTCCAACCCAAAATAGAGGTGGAGTCGGAGTCATTATTTCAGAAACCACGGTGGCTGGAGCTGCCCTTATCGACGACAGTGATAGCTTGCTTATCATCGGAAGACCAAACTCTATCTGTATAGAAGCTAAGGATATAAGCATCATGGGACGCACCGCCGCAGGTGTTCAAGTAGTAAATGGTAGTAAAATTGAAAGGGTAATTAAATTATGATTTTAGGAGATTTCACAGATTTAGAACTTAAAACAATAATTAATGATGAACCCGCAATTATCAAAATACCAAATGGACATTTTAATATAAATATTTTCATAGAAGATGGTCATAGAGAAATTGTTTGTACGATGACAGCAATAGATGATATAGAGGAGGAGCATTAGCTCCTCTTTATTTTTAAAGGAGGCTATTATGCTATATGGAGCGATAATTGGTGACATTTCAGGTAGTAGATATGAATTTAATAACATTAAATATAAACCAAAATATATAATGGATGAAAAATGCTTTTTTACAGATGATACAGTAATGACAGTAGCTATTGCTGATGCATTACTTTCATATCCTTATCAATTTGAAAATAAAATGAAAAAGTGGGGCAATTTATATCCCAATGCTGGATATGGAGCAACATTCTTTGCTTGGCTAAGAGAAATCATTAAAGAGCCTTATAATAGTTTCGGTAATGGTTCCGCTATGAGAGTGTCTCCTGTTGCATATGTCGGTAAAGATTTAAAAGAAGTACAAGAATTAGCTAAATTAACAGCAGTTCCAACACACAATCATCCAGAAGGTATTAAGGGTGCTGTTGCTACTGCATCTGCTATATATTTAGCAAAAGAAGGCTATTCAAAAGACTATATTAAACAATATATTATTGACTATGCAGATTATAAAATAGAATCGTGTGATAGTATAAGATTAAATTATAGTTTTGATGAAACCTGTCAAGGAACTGTTCCTCAAGCTATTTCCGCATTTTTAGAGTCAAACAGCTTTTCAAATTGTATTAGATTAGCTATATCATTAGGCGGTGATTCAGATACTCTTGCTGCAATAGCAGGTTCAATAGCAGAAGCCTTTTATGGTGTGCCAGAAGTCTTTAAAAAAAGATGTAGATATTTATTACCTAATGATATGTTATCTATTATAGATTCATTTGAAAATGCATCTCCTTGTTTTTTTTAAAAATTTTTGCTATAATATTTATAGAAAATAAATGAAAGAAGGGATAAATATGACGGTAAAAGAATTAAAGAATTTAATAAATAATATTGATAGTAAATATGATAATGAAGAAGTTTTAACAGATAATAAAGATTATAATGAATATTGTTTAGGAAGTCCAGTAATAAAACTAACTGCATTAGATATGGGGCATACCGATTGTTTTAATAATAATAAAGGTGGATTTTATATTGAATTAATGACAGATTGAGGTGATAAATATGAATGAAATAATAGATGAACTTTATGAGCTATATAAACAAAAAGTTGAAGAAGCAACTGATATGTTTAAAAGTGAATGGTCATGTTCTCAAAAAGACGATGAAGAAAGAGATAAAGAAGATAATGAAGATTTAAAATATTTTAATTCTTTATTAAAAAAAATTGAGTGATCATGCACCAATTCATCCACAGCAACAAATAGGAGGATAATATGATTAGTGCAGAAGATTATTTAGGACATATAAAATGTCTTAATGAATGGACAAAAGCATATGATGAAGGTCATCCTATGGTGTCAGATAAAGAATGGGATGATTGGTATTTTGAAGTTGTTGAATATGAAAGAGAGTATCCTAATTGTATTCAACCAGACTCACCTACTCAAGTTATTCATTTTGAAGAAGTAAGTGAGCTTAAAAAGGTTAAGCATAATCATCCAATGTTATCACTTAATAAAACAAAAGATATAGAAGAAGTTAAATCTTTTATAGGTGATAAAGATTATATTGTTATGGCTAAAATGGATGGTTTAACTTGTTCTTTACATTATGAGGGCGGGAAGCTGGTTTCCGCAGAAACAAGAGGAAATGGTGAAGTTGGAGAAGATATAACTCATAATGCTATAGTAATTCCTTCTATTCCTAAAAGGATACCAATAAAAGACTCTTTTACTGTTGATGGAGAGATAATTTGTACTTATGCTAATTTTCATAATTGGTGTAATGATTATAAGAATCCTCGTAATTTTGCGGCAGGCAGCATTAGACTCCTTAATTCAAAAGAGTGTAAAGAAAGAGATCTTACTTTTGTAGCTTGGGATATTATAGATTCAGACTTTACCTTATTAAGTGATAAACTTGATTATTTAGATTGTATAGGTTTTACTGTTGTTCCATATCTTTATAATGATGAGTTAAATAATGATATAGAAAAGTTAATGGAAGCAGTTAAATATAATGCAAAAATGAAGTCATATCCAATTGATGGACTTGTTATAAAATACAATCGAACAGATGAATATGAAGCGGCAGGACGTACAGATCATCACTTTAAGGGCGGGCTTGCATATAAGTTTTATGATGAAGAATATGAAACTGAAGTAGAAAATATTGAATGGACAATGGGACGAACAGGTCAGTTAACCCCTGTTCTAATATATAAAGATATTGATATAGATGGTTCAACATGCAATCATGCAAGTCTTCACAATATTAGTATTATGACAAAACTTATGGGTGGAGCATACCCTGGACAGAAAGTTTATATTTATAAGGCAAATCAAATTATACCTCAAGTAAGTTATGCTCAAAATGATAATCCTAATAATATGCCTTTAATACAAATACCTAGTCGATGTCCTTACTGTGGTGGAGAAGTAGAAATAAGAAAAGATGTAGATAGTGAAGTGTTATATTGTACAAATCCACAGTGTGAAGGTAAACTTATAAATGTACTTGACCATTTCTGCGGGAAGAAAGGTCTTGATATTAAAGGACTTTCAGAAAAAACGCTTGAAAAACTTATAGATTGGGAATGGGTTAATGATATAACAGATATTCCTAAGTTAAAAGAGCATCGCGCAGAATGGATTAATAAGCCAGGTTTTGGTCAGGCATCAGTAGATAAAATACTTAAAGCTATTGATGATAGACTTGCGGAAGCCCCTCTTCATGCCTTTATATCAGGTTTAGGTATTCCACTTATCGGTTCCCGCGTATCAAAGCAAATTTGTGAAAAAGTAGAAACATGGAGAGATTTTAGGGATTTAATTCATGAAGAGTACGACTTCACGCAATGGGCAGGATTTGGTTACGAAATGAATAAAGCTTTACATAATTATAATTATGAAAAAGCTGATATTATTGTAGAGTATATTACATTCAAGCCTGAAGAATATCAGGATAAATCTACTAAGTTAGATAATGCAACTTTTGTAATAACAGGAAAACTTCAGAATTTTAAAAATAGACAAGAGTTAGTAGATTTAATAGAAGCGGTTGGTGGCAAAGTGCAATCAAGCGTTTCTACAAAAACTATGTATCTTATCAATAATGATGTAAATTCTACATCTAGTAAGAATAAAAAAGCTAAAGAATTAAATATACCAATTATTACAGAAAAAGAATTAATGGAGATGCTAAATGATAAGAATATGGAGAACTGATTTAGCAAATTGCCCTTTAAATAAAAGGATACATTTTCTTTGTCAAATGGGAAACTGTGTATATGAAATTATTGGAACTTTAACTTTAAACCCGTATCGAAGAGAAATTACAAGAGGAGAATGTATAGAGGGTGATGGAGAAATTTTTTATAGAAGCCAAATATTAGGGTGGGCGTCTTATGTAACACCGGAGGAGGCTAAATGTTTATATGAATAGAGAAATGCGAAGAAAAATTAATAAACGACTAAAATTAAAGGCAGAACAAATTTGGACATTAGAAACACAAATTAATAATACTATAAACGAGAGAGAAAAGGGGGCCCTCACGCAGGAAATAAATCAAATTGTTAAAGATTGTTCCTATGAAGATCTTCTATTGATAGATGAGTTTTTAGTCTCTCTCCACGGAATGATGAGTTGAAATATCTGAAAATTTTTGATATAATATATACATAATAAAGCATAAAATAAACAAAGAAAAAATTTGAAATATCTGAAAAATTTTGATATAATATATGTATAATAAAAAAGATATAAAAAAATAAATAAAGAAAAAAATTTGAAATATCTGAAAAATTTTGATATAATATATGTATAATAAAGATGTTGTACAAATGCAATGTCTTATTAATAAATAAAAAATTTTTAATATATAAAAGGAGAAAGTTCAATGAAAGAGAACACAAAGATCGTATTTAATTACATTAAGGAACATGAGGCAGATAATATTACAGCATCTGACATCGCAGAGAAGACAGGTCTTCCAGTTAAGTCAGTTAACGGAATCATCACAAGTGCGCTGATTGGAACAGGTAAGGCTAAGGAGTCTAAGGGTTATGTACAGAGAGTTGCAGGTTATGTAACATCTGTAAATGATGAGGGTGTAGAGCTTACAAAGGAAGCTAAGTTTATTAAGCTTACAGAGAGAGGTCAGGCTGCAACAGTAGAGTCTATCGAAGCAGATGAAATGGCTGCTCTTCAGGCTAAGCTTGCTGCAAAGAATGCGTAAATTAAAGTTTTTATATTAGATAAATAGGGCTGGTTAATCAACACCAGTCCTTTATCTTTATTAAAAGGAAGATTATGATAATTGCATTAATTATACTCATTATAATATGCGGTTTTCTTATTTATAAATTATCACAAAAGAAAAGCATAGATAAGGGCATTGAAGAATATAATAATACGTTAAAAATAGAAAGAGCTAAAATTCAAGAAGAGTATAATAATTTATCATATAATATAGAATTACAAAGAAATCAATTTCAAGAAAACCAAAATATTAATAATGAATTAGAAAATAAAATAAATAATAATAGAATTATTTTACAGAATACAATAGAACAGAATCAGGCAATAAGCGATAATGCGTTTGATAATTATTGGAACGCACTTGAAAATAAATATACTGAATTAGAAAATGATTTTGATGTGCGGGTGTCCGCCTTAAACGATGAATTACTCGCGACTCAAAATGACTTAGACAAGCTAAAAGCAACACGAGCGGCCGCCCATGAAGCTTTATTAAAAGAGCAAGAAATAAAAGAAAATAAAGATAATTATAGATTAATAATTCCAGAGATAGAAAAAAGAGATATAAAAGTTCTTAATTCTATAAAAAAAGAACTAATTAGTGAAAGACCTGTCAATATGATTGTTTGGCAAACCTACTACTCAAAAAGAGCTAATGAATTATGCTCAAGGATTTTAGGGACAAAGAACGTTACAGGTATATATAAAATAACTGAAATATCTACAGGAAAATGTTATATTGGACAGTCTAAAAATATTAAAGAAAGATTTAGAGAACATATGAAATGTGGACTTGGTATAGATACACCTAGTGGGAATAAATTATATCAAGCTATGTTAAATTCATCTATTGAAGACTTTACTTTTGAATTAATAGAAGAATGTAATGAAAATGATTTAGATGAAAAAGAACGATATTTTATTGAACTCTATGAGGCTTATGATTATGGATTTAACTCAAATAGAGGTAATAAAGGAGTAAAAAATTATGGCTTTTATGGATAACAGAAAAATAACACAAATAACTCCAACGGATTTAATAACTGAATGTTTTAATAATACAGGCGAGCTAAAAAGTATAGAAGAAGTTTCTGAAAGATGGGACTTTATTAATAGAACGATGATATTAAATGATATAGATGAGGTAGTTGCAGATGCGATTTGTCACTTAATCCGTTTTTGGAATGATGTTGATAATAAAGAGCAGATTGCAGTTGAATATCGTATTCCTATTAAAATTTATATTGACTCTTGCGGTGGCAGCTTAGTTGGAGCACTTACTATAGCGGACTCTGTTAGAATGTCCAAAACACCAGTTTATACAATCAACATCGGAGCTGCATATAGCGGAGGACTCCTTTCATTTATTGCCGGGCATAAAAGATTTGCCTATCCTTCAAGTAGTTTCCTTTTTCATGAAGGATCTACTACTCTTGGAAACATAGACGCTGGCAAATTTAAGAATTATGCAGGATACTATGAAAATCTCATTAAAAGGATGAAAAATTATCTTATTGAATTAACTAACATTAGTGAAGAACAGTATGAAAAGATTTCAAGAGATGATTATTGGTTCTTTGCGGATGAGGCAGTAGAAAATGGTGTCTGTGATGAAATATTAAAGGAGTTTATATAATATGCAATTTTCTAAAGTAGATGTATGGGGTTTTGAACACGCTATTCGCGGTGCCCGCAACCCCATGAATAGTTGGGCAAAAAGTGATAGCCACCTTTTGGATGATATTTTTATCATTGGAAAAAATGATTTAAACCTTCTACAGCGTCTTATTGCAGGTGGTCCTGAACATAGAAAATTTATGCGTCAAATTATGGTAAGTGTTGATATTACAGCTCCTATGTACATTTGGAGCGAATTTGATACTTACAAAGTTGGTACGGTGGCTAATAGCACAAGCAAAATGCATAAACTTGCTTCAACGCCAATTACAAAAGAGTGCTTTGAAATGGATGATTATGAAGGCAATTTACTAATGTATAAACGTGAACCTTATGATTTAGATACTTTTACTGATGATGTATGGGATAATATTATTAATTATTGTGAGACATTAAGAAAAGGTTATCTTGAAACAAAAGATAAAAGATATTGGAAGGAATTAATTCGTATTCTTCCAGAGTCGTGGTTACAAACTCGTACAGTAACTATGAATTATGAGAACCTTTATTCTATTGTACGTCAAAGAGGTTCACATAAATTATCAGAATGGCATACATTTATTGATTGGGTAAGAACATTACCGTATGCAAATGAATTGATTTTTTATGAAAATTGACAATTTTTAAAAAATTTGTTATAATTATTATATAAATTGAAAGAAAATAAAAAAAGAGGTAATAATTATGGCAGATGAAAGAAAAGATATTTTTATTGACACAGTAGAAAATTTATTTACAAAGTACGCATTTGAAGAAAGTATCCCACAGGAAGCTATTGAGTTTTTTGAAGATTATAAGAAAGGTAAAACTTCAAAGAAAGAAGTAACAGATAAAGGTATTAATATTCTTAATGCACTTAGAGATATAGATGACTGGATTACTGCAAAGGCGCTTGGTGAACAACTTGATATTTCAGGACGTTCGGTATCAGGCACAATGCGCAAGCTCGTTGAAGATGGATTTGTAGAGAAGCGCGCAGGAAATCCCGCAGCATATAAAATTACTGATAAAGGTATTAACTTTCAGCCAGAAATAGCAGAAAGTTGACAAAATAAAAAAATTATATTATAATATTATTACAATTTAAAAAATAAGGAGAAAAAAGAATGAGACAGAAGAATGAAAACACAATGAATATTGAAGGAAAGATTTATCAGATTGTTTTAGTAGAAAAGGTCACTGGGGAAAATTCAAAGCAGCCGGGTACACATTATATTAGTGGTATGATTGATGTTGCTACAGATGCTTCACTTGAAAACATTGTTCAGGTTCATTATACATATGTCACACCTGTATATAATTCAGGTAAGACAAATAACACATATACTGCTCTCAAGCAGATTATGGACAATCCTAAGACAGTTGTAACAGATGGATATGACGCAGCTACAGTAGTTAAGCTGAATCCTTCATACTCAGTAAATGACTTTTATCCACAGGGTCAGGATACTCCAGTTTCTTCTCCAAGAAACGAAGGTGGATTTGTCACTATTATTCCTGAAACTCAGCTTCATCCGGAGGGGGATATTGGAAGAAGTAAGTTTAGTTTTGATGCAATTCTTTATAATGTTGCAGAAGTTGTTCCTGACGAGGGCGAATCATATGCAAAGATCGAAGGATATGTATTTGATTTTAGAAATGCAATTATGCCAGTAACACTTACTGCAAGAAATAAGCAGGCAATCGCTTATTTTAATAGCCTTGAAGTTTCAAATAAGAACCCTATTTTCACAAAGGTCTGGGGAAAGATTGTTAGTTCATTTAAGCAGATTGAGATTAAGCAGGAGTCAGCATTTGGTAATGCAACAGTTAATACAGTAACTCGTAAGAATAGAGAGTTCCTTATCACTGGCGCAAATCCAGTTCCATATGAGTTTGATACAGAAGTAACAATCACTGCTCAGGAGCTTGAAAAGGCACTTCAGGATAGACAGATTTATCTTGCAGACGTTAAGAAGAGAACTGAGGAATATAGAGCTTCACAGGGGGCGGTAAGCAATAATGCAAGTCCAGCAACTCAGGCAGCTTCCGTAATTCAGCCAGGTGGTTTCAAGTTTTAACTTGAAACCATGCTGTTAGAATTACTTAATTGAGGAGGATTAATAATATAATGGATATAGATATTTTTAATATTCAACCGCACAAAGTTAGTCGTGATATGCGTGGTTACTCAGTGTTTTTCTTTGGCGATGCAAAGACGGGTAAGACAACTGCCGCAACTAAGTTTCCAAATTCTCTGTTACTAGCTTTTGAGCGTGGTTATAATACACTTGCAGGAGTTAAACCACAGCCTATTAATTCTTGGGCGGAGTTTCTTAAAGTATTACGTCAGTTAAAAGATGAACGTGCTAAGGAAATGTATGAAACCATCATTTTAGATACGGTTGATATAGCATATGACTACGTTAATAAGTATATTTGCGCAAATGAAGGGGTGGATAATATCGCTTCGATTCCATATGGTAAAGGATACACTTTAGTGGCTCAGGAGTTTGATGAAAAGCTTAGGTCTATTGTACAAATGGGGTATGGTATTGTACTTATTTCTCACGCAACAGACAAAACCTGTAGAGATGAATCAGGAGTAGAGTATAATAAAATCGTTCCTACTCTTGACAAGAGAGCTAATAATATAGTATCAAGAATGGCTGATATTATTGGATATTCAAGAACAGTTGCTGATGAAAATGGCCACAATAAGACAATGCTCTTCATGAGGGGTACACAAAGATATGAGGCTGGTTCAAGATTTAAGTATACGCCAGACTATATAGAATTTAACTATAATAATCTTGTAAATGCTATTGCTGATGCTATTGATAAACAAGCAAAGGAAGATGGAGAAGAACTTTTTACAGCAGATAGAGAGAATGTTTACAAAGATACTTCTTCACATCTTGATTTTGATGAGTTGATGACAGAATTTACAAATATAATTAATAAGTTTCAAGAGGATGAAACAAAAATGTCAACTTATTATGCTCCTCGTATTACTCAGATTATTGATACTTATTTAGGTAAGGGTAAGAAAGTTAATGAAATGAACAGAGACCAGGTTGAACAGCTTTCTCTAATCATTGATGACTTAAAAGCTTTGTAAAAATATTAGATTTGATTTAGTAATAAAAGTATTTGATATTTATATCAAATACTTTTATTGTATTTTATAAAAAAATATTATATAATAAATATATAAAGAAATAAATGATAAATAAAGAGGTGATTATATATGACAATTAAAGAGCAAGTTATTAATGACTTAATTAGAGAAATAAGGGTTTTATTAATCGAAGACGAAAAGATCCCAGTCCCTTCAGCTAAAAAAATAAATGATGATCTAACAATAATTTTAAAGTTACTTGAACAAGGAGATGAACCTAATGGCTCAACATATGGTTAAATGTCTTTATTGCGGAGAGTATTTTAATGCTAAACCGGATGAAGAAAATATAGTTTGGATAAAACCAAGAGTTAATAGATATGCACATATCAAATGTTGTAAAGAACATGAGCAAAATACTTCTAAAGAAGAGAGTGCATTTCATGAATTATATGAATATGTAAAAAAAGAACAAGGTGTAAATTTTAATTTTGTACAGTTTAAAAAGATAGTAAATACCTGGTGTAAAGATTATAATTATACATTTAGTGGCATTTTAAAAAGTCTTTGGTATTTTTATGAGGTTAAAGGTAATTCAAAAGAAAAATTTAGAGCTGGTTCAATAGGTATAGTACCATTTTGTTATACACAAGCATATAATTATTATTATAATATATATATAGCATCACAACTAGCAGGGAGCGGCGATTATGATACCTCTCTTAAAAGAGAAGTTGAAATAGAGGCTCCGATCGCAAAGACGCTGCCGCCCAAATTATTCAACTTAGATATGGAGGATGAAGATGAAGAGTAACTATATAGATACAAAATCAATTATACAAGTAATAGGAAGTCTTTATCAAAATCCTTCGTTATTAGATGATACACAATATAAATTTAATGAAGAAGATTTTCCGCAAGAATTTCATAAGATAATGTTTGGTTCAATATATAATCTTCATGCGCTTGGCGCAAAAGTAATCACAGCTAATACAATAGAAGATTACCTTGAACAGAGAGATAAAAAACTTGCAGTTTATAAATCATATAATGGCGCAGAATGGTTACAAAATTGTGTTGAAACTGTTTCTGTTGCTACTTTTGATTATTACTTCAAGAGAATGAAGAAATTTACATTACTGCGTATGTATGATTCTTGCGGAGTTGATGTAAAATATATCTATGATGCAAATAATGTTATGGATATAAAAAAGAAGCAACAGCAAGAAGATTGGCTAGATAATCATTCTCTTGAAGAAATAGCAGAGTTAATAAATAATAAAATTGAAGATATTAAGTTAAAATTTGCGGATAATGGTTCAGATGATATTTGTCATGCGTCTGAGGGTGCGGACGAGCTATTTGAAGAACTTCAGCATACACCAAACGTTGGTTATCCTATGTGCGGTAAGTACATTAATAAGATTTTTAGAGGTGCGCGCTTCGGTTGCTTCTTTTTGCGTTCAGCGCCTACTAACTGTGGTAAGACAAGATATATGGTTGCAGATGCTTGTAACTTTGCTTGTGGCGAAATATATGATACAGAAAAACAAGAATGGGTTATTAATGGTACATCTGAACCTACATTGTATATTACGACTGAACAAGCAAGAGACGAAGTTCAAACTATTATGTGGGCTTTTGTGGCAGGGGTAGATGAGCAGCATATCCTTGAGAACACTTGTACTTTAGAAGAAACAGAACGTATTCAAAAAGCAAAAAAAATTATTGCAGAGAGTCCTCTATTTATAAAGGAGTTACCTGACTTCTGTTTACAAGATGTAGAAAATACAATTAAACTTGGCATCCGCAAATATAATACAAGATACGTATGTTTTGATTATATCCATTCAAGTATGAAGATATTAAGTGAAGTTAGCGGACGCGCAAATGTAAAAGGATTAAGAGAAGATAACGTTCTTTTTATGGTGAGTGTAAGATTAAAAGATATAGCAAAGCAGTATGGTGTTTTTATTCTGTCGTCAACACAGTTAAATGGTGATTATGTAGATGCTAAAACGCCTGACCAAAATTTATTACGTGGTGCTAAGGCTATTGCAGATAAAGTTGATGCTGGTATGATTATTCTTCCGGTTACAGAGGCAGATAGAGAATCACTTAAAGCATTTTGTTCAAAGAATGGATTTGAAATACCAACATATAAAATATCAGTCTATAAGAATAGACGAGGTAGATACAACCACCTTTTCTTATGGTGCAAACCTGATTTAGGAACTTGTAGATTTAATATTATATTCCTTACTTCATATTTCTATGAACCTATTGAGATAGAAGATTTAATAATAAATATAAAACCTAAAACAGAGAAATGGGAGAGTGCATTTTAATGAATATAATATTAATATTAGCAATTATATTTGGATTTATTTTATTGCCAATCGGAATATTTATTCTGTTTACAGATGATGAAAAAAAAGCAATGCTTGGTTGTATTTTAGGAATAATAGGTATTTTATTAATACTCTTTAGTATTACAGGCATATCAATTAAATCAATGCGAGAAAAGCATACTGTTGTCATTACAACAGAAGCTGGAGAAGATATATACACAGATTGCAGAGTAATAGTTACAGAACGAAATCGTTCCACAAAAATAGTTATTGCAACAAATGATGAAGAACAGATAGTTTATCTTAATCCTATTAAATATGAGGTAAAATAATGTCAATTTCTTTTGATAAAGATGAAATAAAGAACTCTTTAACCACAGAACAAATTGAGCAGTTTCTTGCGGAACATGGCGGCGATCCAATTAAAAGAATGGGGTATCTAGTATCAAGAACTATTTGTCACAACCCGCCAACCGCAGATGCGTCCCATAAATTATACTACTATGAGAATACAAAATTATTTAAGTGTTATACAGAATGTGCTGACACTACTGGATTTGATATATTTGATTTAACGCGTAAAATGATGAAGATTCAATCGGGTGTTGAATGGACATTATATGATGCTCAAATTTATATAATAAATTATTTCGGACTTGATGTTGAGAGCGATTTTCAGAATAATACGGATAAAATATCGGATTTTTCAATTTTTGACAAATATAAAACGAATTTAATCGTTGACGCACAACAAAAAATCATCGAAATGAAAATTTTCCGTCCAGACATTTTACAACACTTGCCTTATCGCCCTATTCAGCCGTGGCTTAATGAAGGTATAACCGAAGAAGTTATGAAAGATAGGAGCATCTGTTTCGATCCTTATAATTGGGGTGTAGTAATACCACATTTTAATATTGATAATGATTTAATTGGGATTAGGGAGCGGACGCTGGTTAAGGAAAATGAAGCGCGTGGTAAGTATATGCCTGCTATCATAAATGGACAAATGTATAACCATCCATTAGGTTTTAATCTTTATAATATAAACAAAAGTAAAGATAATATAAAGCAATTAAAAATTGCTATTATTGGTGAAGGTGAGAAGTTCTGTTTAGGATATGCTTCATATTTTGGAATGAACAATGATATTACTGTTGCTACTTGCGGAAGTAATTTAACAACACATCAGTTTCAAATGCTTGCGGCGCTTGGAGTTGAAGAAATTGTTATTGCTTTTGATAAACAGTTTCAAAAGCCTGGTGATGCAGAGTGGAAACGATGGACTAAGAAGCTCACATCAATCCATAATAAATTTGGAAAATATATTAAAATAAGTTTTATGTTTGATACAGAAAATAAACTAGATTATAAAGCCAGTCCTATTGATAGTGGCAAGAAAATGTTCCTTGAAATGTTTGAGCATAGAATTACACTAGATTGATTTTTTAAAAAAAATATGATATAATAATATTAAATAAAAAAATAAGAGAGGTATGAAAAAATGAATACTTATATGGACATTGATGATTTTGACAGAATTATGGATAAGCTCTTTCCTCCATCAGAATTTAAGCCTGGCGACATAAAAACTGTTACTACTGACACTAGAGGACACATAGTTATTAAAAGAGGAGAGGGGTCTGCAATAAAAGTCGCAGACACGAGTGACCAAATAAAGAGATATAAAATTAACAATTTCCGTCATCTAATTAAAGATGTTATTTTCAACGATCCCGCAGTAATTATAAAGTGGATTGATGGCACAAAGACAGTAGTGAAGTGCCAGAAGGGTGACAAGTTTGACCCTGAGAAGGGATTTGCGCTTGCAATAGTAAAGCATCTTATGGGAGACATCGGCTATTATAACACCATCTTTAAGGATTGGATTGATTAATGAAATATAAATTAATAGCACCTGTGACCTATAATAACACTTGTGCGCAGGTGCTTTTAAATAGGGGTATTACACAAGATAATTTTAATAAATATATTTACGCATCTTTAAATGATATTCATTCACCATTAGATTTTGGTGAAGATAACATGAAAGAAGCTGTGAAGATGGTGACGCAGCACGTAAAAAACAATGACAAGACAATTATTATTGTAGACCCCGATGTAGATGGTAATACATCTTCCGCGCTTTTATTAAATTATTTATATGACCTTTTTCCTGAATGGACAAAAACTATTAAAATATACTTTCACGATGGAAAGCAACATGGTTTAAATGATTGTGTTGATTATATACTTGATAATGAATATAAATTTGTATTATGTCCAGATGGCGGAAGTAATGACCGATTTGAATGTGCAACATTGCAAAAGTATGATATTGATGTATTAATACTTGACCACCATGATTTAGATACTAAAAATCCTTATGCAGTTATTATCAATAATCAAGAGGGTTATAGTAATTATCCAAATAAAGCCTTAAGCGGTGTTGGAGTAGTATGGCAATTTTGTAGATATATTGATAGTATTATGGGAACGAACCATGCTATGCAATATCTTGATCTTGTTGCAATCGGAAACTGCGCAGACATGATGGATATTCGTTCAATAGAAACAAGAGCGGTAATAATTGAAGGATTAAAACAATTACGTAATCCATTTATCTTTTATATGGCGCAAAAAAACGCTTTTAAACTCGGTGATAAAATAACACCAACGGGCGCGGCATTTTATATAGTACCGCTACTTAATGCTATACAACGTAGTGGTACATTAGAAGAAAAACAGCTTGTATTTAAAAGTATGGTAAAGTATTATGCGTTTGAAAAGATCCCATCAACTAAACGAGGGCACCAACTTGGAGAAATGGAAACAGTAGTTGAACAAGCAGTTAGAACTTGTACCAATGTAAAAAATAGACAGACAAGAATTCAAGATGCTGCGGTTGCCGCATCAGAAAAACAAATTGAAGAATATAATTTATTAGATAGCTGTAAAGTTCTTATTCTTTTGTTAGATGAAAAAAGTGATGTACCTGCGGAAGTGCGCGGTTTAATTGCTAATAAATTTATGGCAAAATATCAACGACCTTGCTGTATACTAACAGAACATAAAGAAGAGGATGGAGAGGTATCATTTGCGGGTAGCGCCCGCGGATGTTCACTTGCTGGAGTAGATGACTTTAAGCAATTATGTCTAGATTCAGAGTGCATTGAATATGCAGTGGGTCATCCTAATGCCTTTGGTTTGAAGATACATAAAAAAGACCTCCAGAACTTTATTAATTATATGAATGACATATTAAAAGATATGCCGAACGAACCTATTTATTATGTAGACTATGCTTTTAAAGGACAACAAGTTGATGGTAATGTAATATTAGATATAGCAAACATGGAATCATTTTGGGGAACACAATTAGATGAACCTTATATAGCTGTTGAAGGTTTAAAAGTTACTCCTGATATGATTAATATATATAAAAAGAAAACTAATACAATAAAGATTAGTTTAAATAATGGAGTAAGCATTATGAAGTTTAATGCTGACCAAGAATTATGTGATAAATTAACTAAAAACAATACTGGCTATATGGAAATGGATATTGTAGGAAAATGTAATGCCAATAATTATATGGGTACTATAACTCCACAAATTTTCATTGAAGATTATAATATTATTGACAGTTCTAAATATTATTTCTAAGGAGTGAAATATGGCAATAAATATTGGATATTTACAAAGTAGAACTGATAAAGCTTCAGATGAGACTTTTACTCCTGAGGAAGCTGTTTTACCAATAATAAAATATATAGATAAAAGTAAAGTAGTATGGTGTCCTTTCGATATAAAAGGACAAAGTAAATATGTAGAAATTTTTGAAAAAAATAATATTAAAGTAATAGCGAGCCATATTGATACTGGACAGAACTTCTTTGAATATGAGCCAGACGAACATTATGATTATATCATTTCAAATCCGCCGTTTAGTATTAAAGACATGGTATTAAAACGACTTACTGAATTAAATAAACCCTTTGCTATGCTATTGCCGTTACCAACGTTACAAGGTCAAAAAAGGTTTGAATATTTAAAAAATTGTGAAGCATTAATATTTGATAAACGTATTAACTATTATAGAGATAAAGATATGAAAGAAATTCAAAAAGGTGTTGCTTTTGCAAGTATATATATCTGTAAAGGTATATTACCTGAGAAATTAATTTTTGAACAATTATAATATTACTTTAGGATGTCGGAGCGGGAACGGCTGCAAATCTGAATTTAAAACAGGTTTTCAACTTTTTTCGCCCGATTTTTTGTTCTTATTGATTTTCTTTAAAAAATATAATATAATATTTATAGAAAAAAAGAAATAGGAGATTTTACAAATGGAGCTTACAAAGAAGCAAGAGGAAGGATTAAAATTAGTTATTCATAGATTTTTAGAGCATGAGAAATATAGTGTAATAGCTGGTTTTGCAGGTAGCGGTAAGAGCACTCTAATAAGATTTATGATTGAAGCGTTATCTGCATATGGGATAGAAGAAGCAACGGATGTGTGCTTTTGTGCTTACACCGGGAAAGCTGCACAGGTGCTTATTGATAAAGGTAATAAAAATGCTATTACCGCACATAAATTATTATATCAAGCTTTCCCTAAGCCTGATGGGACTTTTATGTTTAGACCGAAAACCGAACTTGAATACAAAGTAATTATTGTTGATGAGTGTAGTATGCTACCAAAAAAAATGACAGAAAGACTACTTGCTTATCCAAATATATATGTAGTATTTTGTGGAGATCCAGGTCAGTTACCGCCAATTAACAAGGACGATGACAATCATCTACTCGACCATCCGCATATTTTCCTTGACGAGATTATGCGTCAGGCAGCTGATAGTGGAATCATTCAGCTTAGTATGAAAGTTAGACATGGTGAAGGAATAGATGGTTTTAAAACTAATGATGCTATTGTATTACCAAAAACAGAATTAAATACAGGTATGCTTGAATGGGCAGATATAATTTTGTGTGCTACAAATGCAACAAGAATAAACATTAATAATGAAATGCGTAGACTACTTGGTCATGAAGGTGAAATATGCGACGGAGACAAGGTTATTAATTTAAATAACTCATGGGAAACATTTTCAGAAAATGGTAATGCTCTTACCAATGGCGTAATTGGATATTTTTATAATCCTTTTGAATCATATGTGCGCACTCCATCATTTGCAAAAATACCTTTTAATGAAATAAAAACATATATTGGTCATTTCGTAACAGAAACGAATGATGATTTTGGAACTTTATCTATTGATAAAAAAATGATTGACAAAGGTGAATTTAGTTTAACATCTAAGCAAAAGTTTTTATTAGGTAGAAATCAAAAGTACGCAAGTCTTATACCATATCAATTTACTTTTGCTTATGCAATTACAACACATAAAGCTCAAGGTTCAAGTTGGAAAAATGTCCTTGTTATAGAAGAGAAGTTTCCATATCAGTCAGAGGAGCATAAAAAATGGTTATATACCGCAATCACTCGTGCAGAAGAGAAAGTTGTTGTAGTGAGGTGAGATATGAAAAAAGTAATTAATTATATTATTGCGGGTAAAGAAACCGAATATTATACTTTAATATCAAATGACCGATTTATAATTGATGTTATAATAGTAAATCCAGATAACCCTCCTCATAAGTGGGGTTTTAGACGCGCTTCAATTATATATTTTGATGCAGCATTAGCAACAAAAAGCAGACAGTTTATTATAGATGAAATTTTAAAACCTGAGTGTGAGAAATTTATTATTACTTAAAGGGTAAACATGAAAAGACATATTTGGTATGTTATAGCAGGAAAACAAACTATGCATTATGGTATAGATGGAGATAGATTTTTTATTGAAGTCATAACAATTAATCCTCAAGATGAGGGGAGAAAATTTCTTTTTCATGGGCGACGTTGCACAACGATATTTTTAGATGCTTCGTTAGAAGCAGCAGATAAAGATTTTGTAAATGAATTTATAAAACCTTGTTGTTGTGTAGGTGAAAAAGAAATCATTATTATTTAAGGAGTTTAAAATGGATTGGATAAAAGTTATAATTAGCGAAATGCTAAAGGTAACTTCTCATTCTTAATCCTGATTGTAGGTATATTACAATTAATTATGATGGTAAAGAATGGAAAGAAGGGTAAAAAGATGACTCCACAAATATATGAAAATTTAGAACAATTAACTTATAGAGAATTACTTGAAGCTATTAGTAATATAAAAGAAAAAATATATAACCAACACAAGCCTGTGTTTTATTGTCAAGATTGGAATTATTATATCGCATTAATGAAAGAGCTGGATAAACGACAAGAAAGTTAAAATTAAGGAAAGTATATTTACATTGGAGTAGAAAGCAGATAAAGTTGACATTTAATAAAAAATATAATATAATATTTATATGAATTGAGAATTTCAGAATTATTTAGAACTCATTATGAAAGGAGGGAAGGTAACGACAGATGAAAAGATTTAGTCCTCATAATCATACAGAAATGTCGAACTTCCGTTTACTTGACTCAATTAATAAGCTTGAAGATTTAGTAAAAAGAGGTATAGATATAGGATTAGCGGGATTAGCTATTACAGACCATGAAACAATAGCTAATTCTGTTCGTATTTGCCAACTTCAAGAAAAATATCCTGATTTTAAAATTGCAATAGGTAATGAGATATATTTAACTGATACAAGAGATAAAAGTCAGAAATATTATCACTTTATTTTAATTGCAAAGGATGCAGAAGGTCATCGACAGTTGCGCGAACTCAGTTCACAGGCATGGTTAAACAGCTTTTATGATAAAGGAATTGAAAGAGTTCCTACATTAAAGAGCGAACTTAAAGATATAGTTGACCGCAATCCAGGACATTTAATTGCAACCTCCGCTTGTATAGGTGGGGAGCTATCTTCAAATATATTAAGTCTTTTAAATGCGCGAACAACTGGGGATAAAAACGGTGAAGTTGTAGCTTATAATAATATTATTAATTTTATTGATTTTTGTATAAAATTATTTAAAGATGATTTTTATATAGAGATAGCACCTGGTGCAAGCAAAGAACAGGTTGCCGCAAATAGAATGCTTGTAACTATTGCAAGAAAATATGGATTCAAAATAGTTATAGGTGATGACTCTCACTATTTAAGAAAAGAAGATAGATTTGTACATAAAGCATATCTTAACTCAAAAGAAGGAGATAGAGAAGTTGATGCATTTTATCAGTATGCATATTTACATGATGAAGAAGATTGTATAAAAGATTTAGCCCCAACATTCAAAGAGGATATACAAGCAACAGAGCTTTATTATCAGGTTTTATGTGCTAACAGTATGGATATGTTTAATAAAATAGAAATGTATGATATTCGTCATGCACAGACTATTCCATCTGTTGATGTTAAAGATTATCCTAAAAAAGAAAATTGTGGGATCGGCAAGCAGTTCCCAATATTAAGAGAAATGTATGTCTCTGATGATAAATATGAGAGATATTGGGTTAATGAATGTGTTCATAAGTTATATCAGTTAGAAAAAAATAATAACACATATTTTTCTGAACTTGAGCACGAAGCAAAAGTAAAGAAAACGATAGGAGAAAAGCTTGGTACAAATATCTTTAAGTATCCTATCACTCTTCAGCATTATATTGATATGATGTGGGATTGCGGAAGCTTAGTTGGAGCGGGAAGAGGTTCATCCTGTGCTGGATTGAATCATTATCTTCTTGGTGTAACTCAGCTTGACCCTATTAAATGGAATCTTCCGTTCTTTAGATATTTGAACGTTGATAGATTAGAGCTTCCTGACATCGATCTCGACCTTTGTCCAAGCAAGCGTCCGCTCATCATGAAGAAGATTAAAGCGGAAAGAAGTCAGAAATTTGCGGAAGGTGTTAATCCAGAACTTGGAGCAACCTTTGTGACGACATTCGGAACAGAAACCGCAAAGTCAGCTATTCAAACTGCTTGCCGCGGGTATAGAAGTACAGAATATCCTGATGGTATTGATTCAGATATAGGCACATATCTTGCGTCATTAGTTCCAGTAGAAAGAGGATTTAATTGGACAATCGCAGATATGGTTGAAGGAAATCCTGATAAAGGTCGTCAGCCAGTATCATTATTTATTAATGAAGTAAATCAATATCCAGGTTTGCTAGACATTATAAAAGGTATTGAAGGTCTTGTTAAGTCAAGGGGTATTCATGCATCAGGTGTTATTATGTTTGATGAAGATCCATTTGAGTTTGGATGTTTTATGAAGGCGCCAAATGGTGAGGTAGTAACACAGTATGACCTTCATGATTGTGAAGCTGCGGGAATGACAAAATATGACTTTCTTTTAACTTCTGTGCAAGATATGTTATGTCAATCCATTAAGTTCTTACAAGAGGATGGAAAACTTCCGCAAGATATGACACTTCGTGAAGTGTATGACAAGTATCTTCATCCTGAAGTACTTGATATAGAAGATAAAGCAACATGGGATAATATAGATAAAGCAAAAATATTAGCTTGCTTCCAGTTTGATAGTGATATTGGTAGCCAGGGTATTAAAAAGGTACAACCGCACGATATTCTTGAATTAAGTAATACAAATGGTCTTATTCGTCTTATGGCTCCGGATGGAGAAGAAAATCCGATGGACAAATATATGAGATTTAAACGCAATCCAGGTGAATGGGATAGAGAAATGATGCAATATGGTCTTACAGAAGAAGAGCAGATGGCGTTTAGAAAATATCTTAAAGTTTCATTTGGTATTGGTATATCACAGGAACAATTAATGAAGGCGCTAATGGATGATGATATTTGCGGATTTAGTCTTAAAGATGCAAATGCCGCACGTAAGATTATAGGTAAAAAGCAGATGTCGAAAATTCCTGAACTGCGAACACAAATAAAAGAGCAGGCTAAAAGTGACGCAGTAGGAAGATATGTGTGGGATGCCATCGCGCGACCGCAATTAGGGTAAACGAAGAAACTTGCCCTTAAACACCTTTTCCGCTTATCAGCGGGGTATTTAAAACTTTGGTCAAAGTTAATTAAATGCTAACGGGGAAAACTAAAATAACAATAGAGATATAAAAAATATCCTTGTTGTTATCATGTCAATCCCGTGGGAAAGAATAAAGGATATGATAACAATAATATAATATTGGAGGTAGATTAAATGTATTATATTTATTGTTACACAAATAAAATAAATAATCATAAATATGTAGGTCAAACAAATAACTTAAAAAGAAGAATTAGAGAACACAGTTCAGCAGCTTTTAATCCAAATGCAAGTTCTTATAATGATTTAATTCATAAAAAAATTAGAGAATACGGGGAAGATAATTTTCAAATAGATATTCTTGAAAAAGGTTATACAAATGATATAAATATAATAAATGAAAAAGAACAATATTGGGTTGAAAAAATGAATTCTTACTGTGGTAATGGTCAGGGATATAATTCAGATCATGGCGGATGTAATAAAAACCATAGTAAAAAATTAACTAATGAACAAATAATTGAAATAAAAAATAAATTAAAACAAGGAATATCTTTTATAGATATTGAAAAAGAATATAATATTAGTTCAAGTTTTATTTCAAGTATTAATCACGGAAACTATTTCTATGATGATAGAGAATCTTATCCATTAAGCAAATATTATAAAGAGGATAAAGATTATGATGAACTCATAGATTTATTATTAAATTCTTCTTTAACATTAAATGATATAGCTAAACAATTAAATATAAGTTATGCAACAATTAAAAAAATTAATGCAGGAACTTTAAGAAAAGGTTTATATCCAGATTACCCAATTAGAAAGATAACCGCAAATGAACAGAGAGCTAATAAAATAAAAGACCTACTTTTAACAACAACTTATACAAATAAAGAGATTGCAAAAATCGTTAATTCTTCAGAAGAAACAGTAAGAAGAATTAATGTTGGACAAACTTTTAAAGATAATAATTTATCATATCCTTTAAGAAACCTGTAACGACTATCCCGAGTGAGATTGGGAGTACAACTGCTATTGATACGCAGTTGGAAATGGGTGTTCTATAATGAAATATTATAGTAAAAGATAGTCTACACCATTGGAAACAATGGATAATGTGACAGTTTTTCAGATATTCATGCTCTTGCATATAGTTTCATAGGTTATCAAACAGCATATATTGCAACTAAATGGAGTCCTATATATTGGGATACAGCAGTATTAGTTGTAAATAGTGGAAGTCTTGAAGAAAATGAAATTGATGATGATTTAGATTTAGAAGCAAAAGAAAAGAATTCAGATTATGCAAAAATAGCAAAGGCACTTGGTGAAATTATTGACCATGGTATTAAGGTATCTCTTGTAGATATTAATAAGTCCGATTATGGATTTAAGCCAGATGTAGCAAACAACCAAATTTTATTTGGTTTAAAGGCATTAAGTGGCGTAAATGCGGAAATGATAGATATTATTAAGGCTGGTAGACCTTATGCCAATATTAAAGACTTCATGGCTCATATCAAGATTAAAAAGCCAGCTATGGTTTCATTAATTAAGGGTGGCGCATTTGATAATATTGCAGAACCGCTTGGTTGCGTGGATAAAGAAAAAGCAAGATTTTATAATATGGCATATTATTTATATCAAGCGAGTGAACCAAAACAGAAGTTAACTCTTCAGAACCTTAATGGTCTTATTCAAGAAGAAATGATTCCAGATAGTCTTGATTTTGAGAAGAGAGTCTATTATTTTAATAAGCATCTTGGTCAACATAAATGGATAGATAGAAATACAAATATAGAGTATTATGTTATAGTTCCAAAAGAAGCATATGATTTTTATGCCCAGCATTTTAATATAGATTATATTGAAGTAAAAGATGGAGTTCCAATTATTCAGCAGAAAATATGGAAAAAAGAAATTTATGATGTTTATATGGATAAGGTTAGAACTTGGTTAAAGGAACATCATGATGAGACATTATTTGAATATAATTCTATATTATTTAAAAAGACATGGAAAAAGTATACAAAAAAGAATAATCTTTCTGCATGGGAGATGGAATCATTATGTTTCTATTATCACGAACATGAGTTAAAAAATCTCGATAAAAATAAGTATGGTATTAAGAATTTCTTTGATTATTCAACAGAACCGACTGTGGAAAGAACATTTAATCGCGGCGGGCGCAAGTTACCTATCTACGAATTATTTAGAATTGCAGGGACTGTTATTAGTAAGAATGATACACGTCATACAGTATCACTTTTAACAACAGAAGGTGTTGTTCCTGTTAAATTCACTAGAGATATGTATGCGATGTATAAGCGTCAGTTAAGTGAAGTTCAATCAGACGGTACAAAGAAAGTAACCGAAAAAGGTTGGTTTACACGTGGAACTATGCTTATTATAAATGGATTTAGAAAGGACGATATGTTCGTAGCTAAGAAGTATGCAAATACACAAGGACATACAATTTATAAGATAGATGAAATAGATGAATATGGTAATGTTAAAATTGAGAATGAAAGAGGAGCAGCGTAATGTATAGAATATTAGGATTTGTTGGTCCGAGTGGTTGTGGAAAAGACACAGCCACTCAATATATAGGAAACACAGAAGGTTTTCATGTGGTTACTCTCTGTACCACCCGCCCAAAAAGGGACACTGAAAAAGGTAATGAATATCATTTTCTTGATCCAAGCGCATTTCTAACAAAGGTCTTAAATGGAGATATGCTTAATGCTCAAGAGTTCAGGGGATGGTATTATGGAGTAAGTAAAAAAGATTTAAGTGAAGATAGTATTAATGTTATGGCAATGAGTAATCTTATGGTAGATCAAATGATGGAGGAAAAATGCTCTGAAATTGAATTAATGCTAGTTTATATTGATGCTCCCGAAAAAGATAGACTAATGAATATTTTACAGAGAGAAAAAGATCCAGATTGTGCGGAAGTATGTAGAAGATTTTTAACAGATGAAAAGGATTATACATTAAACGCTCGCTTAAAGAACTCTTGCCGCTATATTATTAGTAATAACTATACAGATGACTTTTTTAATAGTATCATGTTAATTAAAAATCTTTATTCTTAAATGAAGGTCTTTTTACTTTAATATTATTATAAATTTTTTCATATATATTATGACACTAAAATATATAATTAATTGTGGAGGTAACTATGAAAAAAATTATAAAACGAGATAGTAGAGAGGTTGATTTTGATAAAAGCAAAATCAAAGATGCGGTATTAAAAGCTTTTAAATCCGTAGACGGTAAAGTGTCAGCCTACGCCATTACTAAAGCTGAAAATATTGCAGATTTTATTGAAAAGAGTATACAATTTCAAGACAAAAATTTAACAGTGGAAGAAATTCAAGATTATGTAGAAAAAGGCTTAATGTCTATTAAGCGCAAAGATGTTGCAAAAGCATATATTCTTTATAGAAAGCAAAGGGATTATGCACGAAAGAATACTATTGATGATACAATAGACGAAATTATTGCTAACTCTAATAGCTATTGGACAAGTGAAAATTCTAATAAAGATTCTAAACTAGCAACTACTCAAAGAGATTATATCGCAGGAGCAGTGTCTACTGACGCAACAAGACGAAGACTTCTACCCCCAGATATTGTGAAAGCACATGATGAAGGGCTTATACATTTTCATGATGCAGATTATTTTATTCAGCCTATTCATAACTGTTGTTTAATTAATCTTGAAGATATGCTACAAAATGGTACAATTATTAGTAAAACAAAAATTGATAAGCCAAAGAAATTCTCAACTGCTTGTAATATTGCGACTCAGATCATAGCGCAAGTTGCAAGCTCGCAATACGGTGGTCAATCAATTAGTCTAGCACATTTGTCTCCATTTATTAAAGAGACAAGAGAGAAGTATCAGAAGGAATTCCCATCTTTTACTAAAGAACAGATTGAACATTTAGTCAATATGGATATTGAGAGTGGTGTGCAAACAATTCAATATCAAATATTAACATTAATGACTACTAATGGGCAGACTCCATTCATAACAATTTATATGAATTTAGCAGAAGCGCCCGAAGGACAGGAAAGAGATGACTTAGCTAAATGTATAGAAGAAGTATTAAAGCAAAGAATACTAGGGGTAAAAAATGAGGCGGGAGTATATATTGCTCCAACCTTTCCTAAATTAATTTATGCTTTAGATGATTTTAATATATACCCAAATAGCAAATATTTTTATTTAACTAAAATAGCCGCAGAGTGCGTTTCTAAAAGACTTGTTCCAGACTTTATCTCTAATAAAGTTCAACGAGAATTAAAACAAGGTCAGACATATACTTGCATGGGGTGTAGAAGTTTCTTGACAAACGATAGAACCACAAAAAACTATGCTAAAGCATTAAATTATAAAGAGGGACAGCAAAAATTCTATGGTCGATTCAATCAAGGAGTGGTTACTATTAACTTAGCCGATATTGCTTTATCTTCCCATAAGGATATAAATAAATTTTGGGAAATTTTTGATGAAAGATTAGAATTATGTCATAGAGCTTTGCAATGCCGCCACAAAAGATTAAAAGGAACTTTATCAGATATTGCTCCAGTTTTATGGCAGCACGGGGCTTTAGCAAGATTAAAAAGTGGAGAAGCTATTGATGAATTACTTTATCATGGTTATTCTACTATTTCTCTTGGATACGCCGCTTTATATGAATGTGTATATTATATGACTGGGAAGTCTCATACAGACGAAGAGGCTAAGCCATTTGCTATTGAAATTATGCAGCACTTAAATGATGCTTGTAATAAGTGGAAAGCAGAAGAAGATATTGATTATTCTGTTTATGGAAGTCCTATTGAATCTGTAACTTATAAATTTGCGAAATGCTTAAGAAAAAGATTTGGTATTATTCCAGAAATTACAGACCATGATTACATAACTAATTCATACCATGTAAACGTAAGAGAAAAAATTGATGCTTTTACCAAACTAGCTAAAGAAGCCGAGTTTCAAAAGCTAAGTCCAGGTGGCGCAATAAGTTATGCAGAAATACCAAATATGCAGCACAATCTTGATGCAGTTATTACATTAATACAGTTTATCTATGAGAATATCATGTATGCTGAATTAAATACAAAAGCTGACTATTGCCATGTATGTGGATATAACGGTGAAATTCAAGTTAAAGGTACTCAAGGACATTATTATTGGGAATGTCCTAATTGCGGCAATAGAGATCAAAGTAAAATGACAGTCATAAGGAGAACTTGTGGATACATAGGCGGAAATTATTGGAATCAAGGTCGAACTGAAGAAATTGCAGAGAGAGTATTGCATTTATAAATATAATTTGATTTTTTTGTTATTTTTTTGTATAATATAAATATAAAAATAAAGGAGAAAAAGAATGGCTGAAAATATTAGTTTAGAGATTGGTAATTTATATGAAGCTAATAAACAATTAATTAAACAATATGAAAAACCGCTAACTCATCCTGAACTAGCAGCGAAACAAGAGGAACTTGAAGACTTCTTTGAAAATATTGTGCAATACGCTATGTTATTGTGTAATGAGCAAAAAGATTATACTGTTTTTCATTTATCAAGAAGTATTACTTCACCACATTTTGCTGCGCGCGAAGCTTTAGGATGTTGCACAGATAGAGGAACTGTCTATTCAATAGAGAAAACTGAAGATGGTATAGCTTATGAAATTTGGATAGAGATAGATGGTAAAATGTACTGTTATTATCTTTTTCCTTATGACCAAGCAGTTATTGAATGTTAGAGGGGGAGAAAGTAATGATTAATTTAATAAGTTTCATCAGACCTTTCTCTATTGAACAAAAAATATTTATTAGAAACAGCGCGGTTCCTGATAAAATTAATATAGTTTCAACGAATTTATCTAAATATTCAGAAACTATTTTTGAACTTATTGAACAATATAAAGAAGAGCAACCAGACTTAACTTTATACGGACCGGTAAATTATTGTGATAAATTGCGACAGCAAATTGTTACAGAGAGTTTATCTAAATATAATAGAATGATACAAGTGACTTTAAAAAGTGAAAATGAGGTAGAATAAAAATATGAAGTATTTAACACAGATAGTGGAAACATACAGAGTTGATGATGAAGAGATGGTCTTAGAGATGATAGAAGAGGCTAAGAAGGATAAGCGCTTTACTCTAATCAAGCACACTTCTCAGTATAAAGAAAAGAAAGCAAAGGGAGAAGTTATTGATTGCTGGTATAAAGTAAGTTTAACTAAGCAGTTCTGTGACGAAAAGGAACCTGATGCAACAGTTACTATTGAATATAAGGAGTAAGGATTACTATATGAATAGTTTCATTTTTGATTGTCCAATAGAAATAAAAAAGTTATCGAATACTGCAATTATACCTACAAAAGGGAGTGAATATGCGGCGGGTCATGATTTATATGCAGATTTAAAAGAAGCAATTCAAGTAAATCCGGGTGATACTTTAAAGATACCTACGGGAATAGCTATGGCTATTCCTAATGGCTACTTTGGAGCTATATATGCGCGCTCTGGGCTTGCTACTAAACAGGGACTCGCTCCTGCAAATAAAGTTGCGGTGATCGATTCTGATTACAGAGGAGAACTTATAGTCGTATTATATAATCAAAGTAATGTACCACAAATAGTGCATCCCGGAGATAGAATCGCTCAATTAATTATTCAACCTTACATTGATTATGATGTTAAAATAGTTGAGGAATTAAATTCTACTGAACGCGGAGACGGAGGATTTGGTCATAGTGGAAAATAACAAGAAGAGCTGGCGCGAGTCAGCTCTTTTTTATTTACAACTGCCAATTATCATTTAATTTTAACTGCAAATATCATCAAGATGATAATTGATTCATTCGTTTTAAAAAATCATTGATTAGATTTTAGCACTTCCCGCACTTGACAAGAATAAAAAATTTTGATATACTGGATGTAGATAAGGAGGTATATAAACCATGAGTGATATATATACTATAGCTATTGATGCCAGCACGAAATCAAGTGGAGTAGCTATTTTTAAAAATCAACAATTAATTCAATATGAATGCATCATTCAGTCATCAAAAGATGTTTTATTTAGAATTAAAAATATGACTAGCGCAATAGAATCAATATATAATATTTACAAAGATAATGAAACCCAAATTATAATGGAACAAATTATTCCGGATAATTTGAATGAAGTAGAAGAATGGACTAAAAACCAACAGACATTTAGGGTATTATTTTATCTACAAGCGGCAATAGTGCTAATGTTTCATAATTATAATAAAACAGTTGAATTCATAGGAGCTTCATCGTGGCGAAAAAAGTGTGGAATTAAACAAGGCGGGGTAAAGCGAGATACATTAAAGATGAGAGATGTGCAATTTGTGCAAAACGCTTATAATATTTCAGTTAATGACGATATAGCGGATGCTATATGTATAGGTCATTCTAAAGTAAATACGATACCTGTACCGCCACCATTTAATTGGGAATAAAAATAAGGGAGATGTATAATTACATCTCCCTTATTTTTATATTTTTTCAATACATTTCTTTGCATTAATACTCATAGAGCCTCCTGTTAAATCAAAACTTATAGTGTTAATAATATAGTCTCCATAAATACCTACTTCAGGAACGTTAAAAGACACTCTCGTGTTTGGCTCTAAGTGATAGATAGGTAGGCATGTTATTGTAATACTTTCATTATAATTAGTATAATCAGTTAATAATTGTCGCACGTGCTGATAACACGAATTAAAATTACCGCCTTCTCCAAGAGAGCTATAAATGGCATCAGAAACTTGAGTTGGAATTAGTCCAAGTTCTTTTAATTGAATTGCGGTCATTTCACTACGCATATCTGCTTGATCTGCACTATTCTCGGCTGTATTAATCATAATTACATCCGGAATATCTGGCTCAAATACACAATTACATTTATTATCTGTAGTTACATAACTTCTTTTTCCTATATTACTAATAGAGAATTTACTTAAATTAGAATCATTATCAATAATATCTAGCCACCAATCTAAAGAAGAGGGAATATCTAAGCATCCTTCATACCAATCATTATGCTCAATATCGTATATTTTAGGCCATTCATTATACATTTCAGCCCAATAATCGCTTGTCTGAAGTCCTTGCGCAGCAGCATATAAATCTTGAAAATATAAAATATTTCGCCAATTAGTCTGTTGCACTCCTTCTGCGGTTGGACCTGGAATTATAAAATCTCCAACACTATAATAAACACCTAATGGCATTTTTAAGTATCCTGCTTCTGTTGCAGTTTCTTCACTAATATCAACGGCATTATTTCCCGAACTCTGATAGTTAGTTAATAAATTATTATAGCTATCTATATCTGTAACCCAAGTATAGACATCATGTTGAGGTCCTACGACATAATATTTCCCAACCACCCCTTGTGGGTATCTTGTTTTTAAATCGTTTATATCACTAAAACTACCCGGCTCAACAGGATAGCATCTTCTAATTTTATCATTCATACTGGTGTCAAAACAAATAGGTATAGGATTACTATATGACTCATATAATTTTGGTCTGTTGTCAATAGCTAAATGATAGCGGCAAGGTAATTCTACCCCTCTTTCATCTTTTCTCGTCCCCCAAACTACAAAGTCATTTTTAATCATATTATATTGAGGTGCATTACTTGCATTAATAATAAAATCACTATTTTGGAAATTGTATACCGCATTATTTAAACGGGTGTTATATGCATAAGGAAGATACCCTTCGGGACTCTTTAGTCCATCATTAAATAAAGTACGCCATTCAGAAGTATTGACATAATTTTTTATTTCTTGAAAGACAAAATTACCAAAAATATCATAAAAATATTCATAGTTACCAAGAGTATCTTTAATTTTATCCAATACTGTACATACTGTATCACCAGCATTAGCGGTCAGTTGACCAGGGTATACGAAGTCTGTATAAGTATATCCAGCATCATAATTATAAATAATCTTTTTAATACTCCACAGACCTGGAGGATTTACTTGGCTAGTCATGGTTGTGTAAAAGATATTTCGAGGCTCATTAATATTTTGCCATAGAAATAATGCATTTGCACCACGCCATTTTAGTACCTGTTTAATCTTGCTATCAATATCATTAACAATAATATGATTAAGATCTTCTTTTCCAAAATGATTAACTAATTCTGGGATAATTTGATTAATTTTTATAAATTCTGTATGCAAACTACCATCTGGACCAAGAGTATCATAAGATTCAAAATTAGTAGATGCAGGAATTGTACCTCCCGCCTCCCCGTTTAATAAACTCATTTTATCATTTAAAGACAATGATAAATTTATCCCACTATTATCATAAGTCATTGAGCAATTTGCAATAATGAAAGTACCACAAGGAAACCAAATAATAGGATAATTTGTATATTGACCAACATGGATATAATTATTCTTTAGACCTATCTCTAAAAAAACTTTCTTGTTAATAGAAAATAAACTATCTGTATTATCGTATAATATATCATCATGTAATATTTTTACATTCAAATTAGCCGTCCTGCGCACTGAGGAGTCTCCATTTATAGATATAGAACCAGAGATAATCTTCCCTTCAATATCTTGTAAGCGTCTCTCCTGCCAATCTAAAACAGTAATACGAGAATAAATAACTTTATTATGCTGTTGATATATATTATCTAAAAATTTTGTGTCTTTTAAGTAAGGGTACTTCTTTTTCATAGTGCTTTAATACCCCCTTAATCATTAAATTTTTGTATGTTATATAATTTAAAATTTTGCACAGAACAATCTCCAATCTCTGTTGCTGTACAAGAGAAATCATAAACCATACGGCCGATTTCCTGTTTAGGAGTTAAAGTTACATCTGTTAAACGAACTAAAATATTTCCTTCTGGCGTTGATCTAAATAATTTTGGACTATCATCATAGAAATAATCTAAAACCATTTCTCTAAATTTTCGTTGAGTAATGCGATCATTGCGCTGATTAAAATAATGATTTACTAAATAACTTCCATAAACATTAATCCAATCTCCATAGATACTACTTCGGCTAGTAAATTGATGTTCGCTGTCCATCTCATAAGCAATCGTTCCGCTTAAAGAGAAGCTTCTGTAATCTGTAGCGCTATTACGAGTTATATAAGGATATTGACTTCCTAAGGTAGTGACAATATTGTCAGAAACATTTCTTTTAAATGTTGAAATACTAGGATTAAATTTAACACATAACTGTACTCCTTGACCTGTTAGAAAAGCATGGTCAAAAATAGAAATAATAGGACCTTCTACAATCGTATAAACATTATTATTATAAGTATAAGAAATTTCATATTTATATAAGATACCACTTTCAATAGTATAGTCATCATATGATATAGGAGCGGCAACAGCCGAGCTTAGTGTTTTTGACCATATAGTATCCCAAAACATAAACCCATCTTTATCAGAGCCTCTTCTGACAGAAATGATAGACCCTTGCGGAATTGTCCCTGCATTACTTTGTGGCTCAAACGTAATATTCACTTTTCCTATTACAGTGTCTACTGATGTAATTTCTGTAATATATTGTTGATCACTCCAATTATTATGGCTATATGATGCGGCAATATGATAATCAATCTGTCCCTCATAAAGATTAGCTGTTGTATATTTAAAAGTTAATATAGTATCAGCATTTTCATTAAAATAATAAGGCATCTCATAATAAAAACTGTTAATATCTTTTAGGTTATCAAGAGCGCCACTATCAAATAAAATATCTTCTGAAGTTGCGTCTTTTAGTACAAATTGATAGCTATGAAGATATTCTAAATCATTTACCCCGTTTACAAGAGGTGTCCCAGCGATGGCTGGTAAATCTATAACTTCCTTTATGTAATTTCCGGAGAGTATTAAACTACTTGTGTTAATTTGATTAATTTCCGCAGTATCAAGAGCCTGCCCATTACCATCAATATTAATAGTCGGCGCGGCAATGAACCTTACTAGACAAACAGTAGACCATTCAGAGAAGTTTATTAAGTTAGATTCATTTGTCAAATACTCTGATAGTGCTTGACCTGATAATGCTGAAGCAGGACAAGTAATTTTTGATAGTCGCACTTGAACTTTATAGTATTCATTATAACTAATTTGATTAATATTAAAAGTCGTTGCACTATAAGGAATAGTGATACTATTATCAAACTCTGTCGGAGAAAAGTTTTTAACATATACTCCTCTAACATATCGAATTTTATTAAATCCTGATTCATAATTACTCTGTCGAGTAAAAGAAATATGTATAGATTGAATATCTTGTAAAGAATTAAAATTCGATATATTAAAATTAATTCTTAGTCCATTAGTTATAAAATCTTGAATAGTTTGCGCCGGAGCGTAAGCATCGATTATAGGAGGGAATAATCCTCCTTCAGCAATAGTTGCCATGGTGTATATACCTCCTTTTATCTCATTATAATAAATTAAAGGGAACGAATGTTCCCTTTAACTCTCGCGCGGCGGCTGCTTAGGAAGTTCTCGAATTTCCTTCATTAGGGCCGCAATAAAACTATTGCCCTTCTCTTTTTGATAATGACTATATCTCCGCTCTAAACAATCTAGGCTATAGTCATCTATCCATCCCTTTTGGTAACAAAAGTGATGATGCTCTTTTGTGATATAAGCTTTTATATCATCTCTATCAGAAGCCATTAGGATGTCAACTTTATTGCCAATAGTTTCTACGCATTTGGTCATGTCTAAGACATTTTTCTCAAGAGAGCTAAGTCGTTCTTTTAACTCAGCGTCTTCGTCATGCTTTAAAATAGTTTTTTCATCTCTTTGTCGAATTTTGCTTTTTGCCCAATCCATAAAATCAAAAACTTTTTTAAAAGTAACCGCCAATAGAACTATAAACAATATTATTTGAGGAATTGTAAAAGTAGAAAGTAAGTCTGTCATATGGTTGCTCCTCCTTGTTATATATGATACTTTTCTCTCTCTATAGTTAAAAAAACTCTTTGTTTAATTAAGCTAGTCAGTCCTCGATTTCAGAACCATTTTTAATTGCCATGCGCGCCTGCTCAATATAGTTTTTGTATTGTAACGCAACTGAGTCGTATATATTTGACATAACATAATATATTACGCTTACGGGCAAGTGCGAAGAATTAAGAACAGTCATTAGACTGTCCCTAAAATCTTCTATAGCTAAATTAATATCTATTTTTTCATTATCCATTTTTTTTCTCCTTTTATCTCTTATTTTTATTGTTCTTTAATTACATTAAGATGAGTTATAGGGTTACTTCCTGATTCACTTCGACCCGTCACTCCGGTTACATATCGACCAGTTGTATACTGTCTAACCTTTTCTGTAATATAGTCATCTAAAGAAGTACCATTTATACTTAAACTTTTTACAGTCACAGCATTTAAGTCTGCATTGCCACTTTGGTAAATATTATAGGTTCCTCCTGCGCCTGAGAAACTAATCTTTTCTTTTGATATATCAATACCTCCACTAGAGCCACCTAAGAATATGTTTTTATCAAAGGTAACAGTTTTATGAAAACGACTATCTTCCCAAACAACAATTCCTCCATAAAATACGAACCCATTAGGTCCAGCTGTCAGATAGGTATCACCTATATAAAATTTTTCTCCTACTGCAAGTCGAAGTCCATCATCTCCAAAAGTGGATCCTGAAGGAGTGCTAAAACTTCTACCTACGAAAGTATTTCCATTATTTTGAAAACTTGCTGTACCATCAGACCTAATATACCATTGCTGACCTTGTAAATTACCATTCTCATCTGCGGAAAATGCTCCAATAGTCAGTCTATCAGGAGCGAGTCTAACGTTCCCATTAACTGAGCCAAGATAATTTCTATTAATAACCCAGTTTCCAATGCGGCCAGTTTCTGTAAACAATTTACCATTGAAAAAAGCTTCTCCAGTATTTGTTACATAAAAATTCTTATTATATAAAGCATACTTCTGAGACATACCTTGAGAAGTATCTAAATACATATAAGTGCTGTTCCATGGTTCGTTATCTGCTGGTAGATGCCAAGGATACCAATTATATTCAATAAATAGTGTACCTGCGGAATGGCCGTCTGCATCATCGCTGATATTGCCTATTTGACCTGATTTAGCCATGATTTTACCTTTTACACAGGCTGCAACATCATCTGTTCCTGTCCCTCCGGTGTCTTTTATCCAGAAGTTCTTATTCCATAAAATATAGTGCTCGCTACCTTTCCAAATATTAATATCTACTCTATTAACACTTGTACCAAAAGAGCCACTTGTTGCAACAATAGAGCCAACCGCATCTAGGTCGCTACAATGAACGTGCCCACCATAAGTTAAATAAAAATTAGGCGTTCGGCTCATAAAATTACTATAATTAATATTTGTATTACTAGCCCATAAAAACCTAGTATCATCAGTTACTTCATCTTCCCATGGAATATACATTCCCGCAGACCCCTGTCCTGTATTAGGAGGATCTACATCATCTCCTTGACTAAGCTCATTAAAGGTAAGATTATTTCCTTCTCCAATAGGCTTATATAATAAGTCTCTATCAAAATACCATCCTGCAAGACGTGACCATACTCTGCGGCTTGTTGTTGGTACTCTTGGGTCAAGGACAATCTGTGTACTACCTGTTGGACCAAAAATCGCACGCCCGGTTTGTGCATCAATAAACATGGTGCGCGCCCAAGACTCAGGATCATTAGTATTTGGAGTTCCATATCCGAATAGTCCTATTTCATTTTTTCTTTCATCATTGTCTGGATAGAAATTAGTTCCTAAAGTAATTCCGGTAAAAGTATTGTCATTATTTTTAACCCCTGCTGCAATTTTTGAAGAAATCATATAGGCGTCGTCAATAATGGTTTTTTTACCATCCCAGTTATTAATTTCTGTCGAACCATATTTATTACATAATATATTTATAGGGATAAGAGCCTCTGCATTATACACTTGATTTTCACTCTTTACATAAGTAATATTAACAGAAATCCAAGAATTAAATAAATCTTTTTGAGCGACCATATCATATTTATTATAAGGTCTTACGCTGAACTTTTGTATGGACTCATTTAGTTGAACTACTTCTTCCCAATAAGGAGTTACAAAACTTCCAGGCTGATACGTGTTAATGATTTGATCATCAGCATCTTTTATTTCTACGAGCTGCCCCTTAGTATATGAGGTATTACATACGTAAACTTTATTATTGTAGCGGCAATATTTCTTATATAAATTCTCATTATTACTAAAACTTGCATAAGTTTGAATTTCCTCTGTTGAAGAAATTGAATTAATTGGTTGAAGCCCGTCTGAATGGCTCCAATAAATATTCGTTTTACCTGTTGCGATTCCATCTACGACTTCTTGAGTAATATTTTTACCTTCCTCATCAAATATAAAGAAAGTAAATGGCTCTTGTTTATTATAGGATGGATTTTCCCCTGCACTATCATAGACAATCTGATCAAACCCGCCCGTTACAACAATATGCTTAGCCGGGTCAAAGCCCGCTGGCATTGGCTCACTACCGGTAAAATTAAAGTAAAAATAAGGAATTGCATAATATCCATAATTAAATCTCTGGATAGAGGTATCTTCTCCTAGTGTTTTTGAAGATGCTACTCTTATTATATTATTAGCAATTTTCTTATCATAAGTGACTCCCTCTATAGTGTAATCAGTAATAAGAGTTGGTTTATAAGTCATCTCAACCTGATTTTCGTTATCTGTCATATAAGGAATTCTTAATTGAGTATATTGACCTGTGGTGTTAATAATATTAAAAGAAGGTTTTAGATAATATTTTATACCCTTATATGCTCCCTTGATAATTTCAGAACTCCATACAGAAGAACTGTCAATAACACTCATTTGTCCATCTTGGTACCAATATCCATATAAGGTTGTTGTAGCAGAGCCATTAACTCCAGTAGGAGAGCCATCTATATTCATAGCTCCAGCCGCAAATTTTAAATTTACATATCTACAAGTATTTGTAGAAAGTTGCGGTTCCCCATTTGCATTATACGCCATAGTTGCAAATAGATAGGTATTACCTAAGTGTCTTTGGCTAGGCTGATAATGTTTCGTGACAGTCCTGCCGCCTTCTACAGTAGAGAAATCACTCCATTTTTTTTCAGATAAAATATTGCTTTTATATTGATTATATACATTATCATCTATGTCTAATAACATATTAGTACCGTTTGTACCCAAGTCACCTTGTTTAACAAAAGTAAAATGTGTAGTTGCCATAACTACTGCGTCATTATATGTAACCTTAAGCTCTATATTACTATTCTCTTTTTTATTAATATCATATTCTGATGCTAATGAATAGACTAAATTACTAGCATTAGCAACTTCTAAAACCGTTGCATCTGTAGCAGATACACTGCACATTGTAGAACCTTTATATCCAGTTTTTATTAAACTATAAGGACTATCATAAAATCTCCATATTGGGTTTAAAGATGTTATATTAATAGTGGATGAAGTATTCTCAGGATACTCGCTGTCAAATAATAAAGAGCCCGCTTTATCATAAAGCTTAAAAAATAGCGGCTTAATTAAAATATCCGGTGAAAGTCCTCCTTCATTATACATGAACCCCTGTGTACCATTAGTGATCTCCAAACTGTAATCTAAAGATGCTCCACTAGAATTAATTAAAGTAATTTCAGCTGTGCCAATAGGCTGGCTCACATTATTTTCAGTTAATATTGCAGTAACTTTATAAGTTGCTTTATTGCCAATTTTATAAGCTGGTAAATTATACAAAGTATTAACAACTTGTTCGGTATAAAGCTGTGTTCCATAATAATAAGGGTGTGTGTTTATTATTTCTGCACTTCTATAATCTTTTAATTCTTCATTTGCATAACGCGCTGATACGCTACTCGGTCCAAGGATATAATAAGAGCTATTATCATTATCCATGGTATACATATGCTTAATATTGGTAGTTTTAACAGATACAATAGTTTCACTACGTACTTTTGCCCTTTGCATTTGAATAGCATCAGATTGAGGATTTTCATATAATTGAGTGTATCTGTCATGATAATAGTTATATCTTTCCCTACATAGTACAACATTAGGATTTGCGGCTAGGTAATCTGTGATTTCTTCATCCGACAAAGTCTCATTATCTTGCTCTTGATCCCACTCTAAATTATTTATTAATATATCGTCAATTAATGTTGACGGTAGAGATTTCTCAATCCCTTTTTCATCTATTTCCACCCAATGATAATTAATATTATTATTTAATGTTCTACTGCGAGGGGCTGTTCCACCAATATCTTGAAATACGCCTGCTGTTAAAGTAAAACCGCCAAGTCCATTATAACTTTGGACTTTTCCATCTTTAGAGTGTAAAAGTATATAATATCCTTCTCTATTTAAAACTTCTTTAATTTCTGAAGAAATAATTTGATTTTCATAAAAAACTACGCACTTAATTCTAGTAATTTTACCTTTACATAAACTTCTCAAAATAGAAATGTCAGGCATATTATAGTTCCATTCTATAGCTTGTCCTCCAACAGAAGTATCAGATTGTAAAATTGTATAATTCTTTAAATCTTCTTTTGTTGCGGAAGCTGCATCGTATATAATTTTATTACCAGTATTTAAACAATACCATCCCTTGCCAGTATATTTATTATATTTTGGGTGGTTAATAGAGTCTACTGTCACATCCTCTTTTGCCCAATAGTATTGAACATTCTGATTACTTGATGATTGAACGGGATTTCCATTAACCTTTAGTGTTGCACGACATACAATCTCAGGTTTATATACATCAATATCATCATTTGTACGAATAAAAAAATCAAAATTATCATCGCTCTGAACTTCTACTCGGTACTTGTCATTATTAGTATCATATAGTTTAACTGCTTTATACAAGCCAATATCTTTAATGTATATATCTCTAAAAAGCTGTCCTGGATCTTCTCCTTGTGGAAATCCTACTACATACTCTTCAATTTTATCAATCCCAACAAAATCTGTTTGGTCCACTTGCCAATAATCATATTGTGGCATATACACATTAAAATTAAAAGGACTTCCACTCATATGGAAAGTATCTAATTTAAAATTTTTATAATAAATATCTCCTGTAGAAACGTTTTTATACTTGAAAGTTACAATAATACCATAATCTCCGCTAACTTTTCTACTGTCGTCTAAAGTTGTTTTAAAACTTGCGCCAACTCTAATAGCGGTTGCGGTCTTTAAGTATTCATTTGCTTGAGAGTTAATATTTAATAAATTAATAGCTCCTGGGGATGGATTTGCACTCCACAGAGTTTTGCGATACATATTTGGCGCACCCCAATAGCTCGATAAATTAATATCTTGTTCACCGTTTAAAGAAATATAGTTACTGCCATCTACTGAATACGCTTGATCCCCTTCTAAATAGGTTGCATAAGTACGTTGTGAACTATCATTAGAAGCTGCGCCTGTAATGAATAATCTATTATTCATATCGTTACCAGGAACTAAAACATATACAAGAGCATTATTCATATATGTTGTTAAAGTGTCTCTACTGTATGCAGTATAATAGCCATTTTGATATTTTATTTTATACTGTCCAATAGTAGCATCAGTACAAAACTGTATTGTTGCTAAAATAGTTTTGTCATAACTTGCATCTTGCACTGATTTTTCTGCACTTCTTTTAAAAGTATTAATTAATACTTCTTTGATTTCTTGTGTTGACATATTGTTTGAATTATTATATGCCGTCATATCTTTTGGCAACCTCCTTTTCTCTCTTATTATAAAATATATAAAAAAACTACAAACATATTTAAAAAGAAATGACCAAAAAAGAAGGGAGCTAGTCTTGACTAACTAGCTCCCTTCTTATTAATGAGGTGCATAATTATTATTTATCACAGAATAATCTTGTTGTAACCCATAGTTTTGTAATTCTAACAAAGCTTGATAAATTGCGTCAGCACTTCTTACTCCACTGAAATCTGCGTTAATAGTCATGCTGCGAGATATAGTATTGTTATCATTAGTAACCATACTTGCAAGAGTCTGAGCAATACCCGAACTAATTTGCATTAGTGCTTGAGACTGCGCGCCACCGCTCTTAATCAGAGCATCTTCAATCCCACTCGTATTAATAGTGGAGCTACCCACCATCTGTCTTAAGGCGGCAACTGCTTTTAATATATTAGAAGTATCATTTTTATTTAAGATTAATTCTTTCTCATGGAGAATTCCAATCTTTCCAGAAGCGCCCCAGTCACCAGTATAACCTCCTGTATCAAATTTAGGAATTGATTTATTGATAGACCAGTTTCCATCTTCTCTTGTAAAGTCTCGTTTCTTTAACCACTCTACTGTTTCATCTACACTTCTAGTCATAACTTGTAATTTATTATCTATGTAGATGCCATACCCTCCAGCACCATAAGGACTTGTTTGAACAACAAATTTAGGGTGAGATGTAAATAAAACTGGACCGGCTGCGTCTCCTCCCGTGCCAGTATTTGAAGGCGAAGCAGGAGTTTTATTTTTAGAAGCGATACTAGGTGTTATGCGTGAAGCACTATCTGCTGCACTAACTGCGGCTCTAATTTGCTGTAACGTATTAATAGTTGTATTAGCTAAAACTTGCATTGCGTTATTAGCAGATTGAATAGCGCTCACCGCAGCTCTCTCTAAATTATAATATTCTGTCTCAATAGCTTTGAGATTATATTCTTGTTCTCTTAATTGGTCATTAATATTGTCAAGAGTAGCTGATAATTCTTCGTTTGTACCAACTAAATCTTCTAAGCTATCTTTAACAGGATCAACACCATTATCTTTAAGATGCTCATAATTTACTCCAGCCTCTGTTAAAATCACAGAAGTTCTTTCTGCATATTGCTCTTGTGTTGATTCAAGTTCGTTGATTGCTTTAGTTACAGATGTTATAAATCCATCTTGAGAGCCTCCCCCAACCCAAGTATCAACTAATTGACGCACAGTTGTTTGCGCAGTTGGTAAAATAGCTGCATTATCTACTTGAGCAAAGAATTGCGCAGTACCTTGATATAAGTCTTGTTTGTTTTTTTCTGCTTCTCCAAAGGCTGCTACAATTTCTTCTTGGTTTCTTTGGTATAACTCTTTTAGAACTTGCGCTCTTTCAGATTCACCATTTTTCTCGGCTTCATCAATTTCTTGTAATAAAGTAGACTGCTTTTTTTGTAAATCAATTATCCAATCCGATGTTTCTTTATATCTTTTCTTTACAAGCTCATACCAAGCTTTTTTCGCTGTTAAACCGCCTTGTTCAGCTTGTTCAATAGCTTGTTCGTCACCAGTATATTGATAACTATAATTACCTTGACTATCTCTACGAAGCCTCATATTACTCTTATTTTTTTGAGCATCTTCAATAGCGATTTGTTGCTTTAAAATCTCTAATCTTGCTTTAGACTCTTCAATATCATAAGAAGTTAATTTTTCTTTCTCGTTTAATTTCTTTAACTCCTCATCTCGGAACCTATTGAGTTTCTCTTGATTGGCGGCAGTTAATCCAACCGCTTTAGCGGCCTCGTTAAGAGTGTCTGTATAACTTTCCATCTCAATAGCTCGTTCAACATTATCTAAATACTTGTCTGAGTAGTCGTTAATTAATTTCCATTCTTCTTCGACGGTATCTAAGCCAAAACCATCAGACATTGCTTTGTCTAATACATCCTCTATTGAAGCAATTTGATTTTTTCTCCACTCCTCTAAATGCTTTAACGAGCCTTCAACAGTCTTGTCTAAATCGCTAACTGCTTTAGCATAATTTTCACTTGCTTTTTCTAAACTATCTGAATATGTTTGCCATTGTACAGTATTCTTATCAGTTACTTTTAAGAGTTCTGTATATTTAGCGATTTCATCTTTCCAAAAATCTTGAGATTGTCTTTGAGTATTAATTAAATTTAAATCATTTTTATACTGTTGGTCTAAAAATCTTTCAAGAGGCTCGAATGATTTTTCTCCGCTAACTAATTTAATTAATGCAATATCATGCTCAATTTGGTCTCCAATTTGATTCCATCCCGCAACTTGTTTATTAATTTTGGTCTGAGCATCCTCAAGCATTTTTAAATAAGTAGTTGAAATACTTTTAACTTCTTGTTTTGCGGATTTCAAAGCATCCATCAGTTTATTTCTATAATTTTCCAGATTTTGCTTAGAGGCTGCTGAATCATCTCCAAATAAGCTATCTTCACCACCCCTATTTGCGGAAGCTATTTGCGCCTGAACCTCTTGCACCGTATCAGCCAAATGATTAGTTAATACTGCGACCTCACTATTAACATTATCTCCAATAAGAGTATTTAATTTACCTAAGCTCTTTGCGATCTGTCCACCAAAATCAGTATCTTGAACGTCTTGAACAACATCATACCAAAAATCATTCCATTCTTTTTCTGCGTCATCCAATTCTAAATGCACATCTACCATATTATTGAAAAGCTTAATTTCGTTTTCAATTTCTGCATAATGAGCATCTAATAATGAATCAAGAGTTGATTGATAGTCAGAAAATTTACTTTCATAATCATTGATTTTATTTTCAATTTTATTAATTCTATCTTTTTCTGCATCTAATTGGTCTTTATAAGTCTCTTGTTCCGCTGCAGATAACGCATTGTAAGTATCAACCATTTCGTTATAATGAGCATACAATGCATTTAGTTGACCTTCCGCATTAGTCATGGAGCTTCCGTCATCCGAAAAAACAACACCTTCATACTCCAACTGTTTTCTTCTAGTTGCTAAATCAGCTTCTTGTAACCTTTTTTTCTGTTCAAGCTTTTGTAATTGAGTATCTAATAATTTATTTTCTTCTTCTAAAGTCTTCTGCGCATCAAGACCCCATTCATGATCATTAATTGTTTGAATACGGCTTAATGTACTTTCTATTTGATTTAGTTCCTCGTTAATAGACTTAAGAATATCTTCTTCTCTTTCAAGGTGTTTTTCAGTTTTTGGTTCTGTTGCCTTTTTAGAAGCACTTGATTTAGCTTTTTCGTTTTTCCCAAGAAGTTTACTTGTCGGTTGCGCTGCTACAGAATTAATTAACTGCATACGATTATAGTATGCTTGCGTAACCTCTTTTGTTGCCGCGCTATTTTTTAACGCAGCATCCTTAGCAAGAGCAAGCCCGTTTAAAGCGTTAATACCTCTGCCGCACGCTTCAATTACGTCATTAATACCAGCAATCGTATACTGATGTTCAGCATTATACATATTTTGAGCGGCGGTTACGTTCTCTCCCATCGCAATAGCACTTAACTCATTCATATACAATTCTGTTGCTTCAATGCGGGCTTGTTGCAATTTAGCTTGCGCTAATTGCTGCATGGTTTCTTCGTTTAGCGACATCTGCCCATTTTGCAACTGTAAAGAAGCAATATATGAATCATCCATGGTTAATAACTGTTGAAGATTATCTAAAGATATTGTTCCTGTTGAGTTATATTCTTCAACAATACCTTGCAAAGTTTGGTAACTAGATTGAAGAGTATCTAAATCACTATTTAATAATCCGATAGATGTTTTTAAATCTGCGATTTGCTGTAAGTAATTAACTGTTGTTGAAATAGCATCTTTTTGCTCTTGCTGCAGTTCAGATTGATGTTGTTCTGCGACCTGTAATTCGTTTGATACCTTTTTTAACTCTGGTATACTTGATGAAAAATTTTGAATATAAGAAGCTAGTTCATCATAAGTACCATTAAACCCTTCAAATAAGGTTTTTAAGACATCTTTATTTTTGAATTGATCAAATACTTCATCATATTTTTCCATAACGACGGCTATATCGCCTTCGCTCTCGTTAAGAATGTCACGCAGTTGTGACATTGCTTCGCCATACTCTTGAGTTACTTCAGAAATATCTAGATTACTTGTATCGACTCCTTGCATCTGTAGCTGGCCTTGAACGTTCTGTTCTTCAACTTGTGTTAAATACTCTAACCGTTCTTTGCTAGCAGCTAATTCTTCAACTCTTGTATTAGTTTCACCAATAGCCTTGTCTAATTGAATATTATTCTGTTCTATCTCAGCGAGTTCTGCTTGAGACAATGATTGTATTTTTGCAATTTCTTGTTGTTTACTTTGTACTAAAGCGTAATATTGATCGCTTTTGGACATGGTTGAAAATCGCTCTGGAGATACTCCTATGTCAATCGTATCATCTGTAAATAAATTGTTTAATGCTTCTTTAACATCTTTATTCTTAGTATTAATATCTCCATTTAAAACAATATCAATATTAGCAACATGATCTTTAGCTTCAGCAATTTCTAAAGAATTATTTACTTCATCTAAGATGGTTTGTAAATCTGTTCCATCTTTAATTAAGTGTCCAAATAAATCAATATGCGCTGCGATATATGATAAATCACTATCGTCAACATTATTTAATCGTTCTAAAATTGAATCAACATTGACTTGTTTTCCATCCTCGGATATACTATCTATAATATCCTTCATCGCTTGAGCTATAGTATCTTTCTGATCGAAAGTTTCAAATTCTTCACTGTAACCAGCTAAGAAATTCTTTGCCCAAGCTCTGCCGTCCTCTTCACCTGCGGCAGTCGCCTCTTCAGCTAAAGTATTTAATACTGTTTCGTAAGAAGGAAGATTTGTGATACCTTCTATGTCTTCTTGATGTTTATACCCAATATCAGTTAATGTAGCTTCATGAGTAGCTTTTCCAGCAGTCTTAGTTTCTTGAATAATGTCTTGATTATCAGATATTATTTTACGAATTTGAGTAACGGCTTTTAAATTTTCATATTTACTTAATAATGCTTCTAATACAGTAGAATCAGTCGTTAATAATTTTTCTAAATTATCATAAGTAATATGACCCCATTCATCTATGACTTCTTTATCTGAATGAAGAATTTGTCGCACTTCTTCTCTAAAATCTTTATTATTATTAAAAAGACCAAAACCACTTAAATCATAATGTTCTCCATCATCTTCCGTCATCTTGGCTTGGCTTTTTATGCTAGACTTCAAAGCTAGCTTATAACTACCCTCAGTTTCTTGAGATTGTCTTAGAACATCTTCATTAGCCGCAGCTTGTGCTCTTTTAATACTTTCTTCAAGATTATCATAATCTCCGCTTAAGGCTTTAATAATTAAATCTTGATCCCCATAAGCACGTACTAATTCATAAATTTGACTTTGTTGAGCTTTTGAAAATTGATTATCCGCTTCTCTTTGAGCCTTTAAATCTGCGTAAGCCTTAGCCAAATTATCTATCTCTTGTTGTTCTTGTTTAGATGAATCTAATTTTTCTTTTTGTGATTCAGCAAGACTCTTATTCGCCTCTGCCGCATTTTCTAAGGATTGCTTATATGATTTATAAGCAGCTGTAGCAACTGTAACTGCCGCCGTAATTCCTGCAATAGCCCAGCCTATTGGTCCAAGAGTCGTGAGAAAAGTCTTTAATCCACCTGTAACCGCAGTAATTGCACCCTTCAAGCTAAGATTAGATATTGTTAACTTATCTGTAACTGCTTTCCATATTTGCGTCACAGTTAAATCTTTTGTTTCAACTCCAGTTAAGATACCTATGGTTGTTACAAGTCCTTTAGCAGCAGAAATTAACATCGGAAGAGTAAATACAAGAGAACTTGCTATTTTCTGCGCTTTCTCTAATCCATCTAAATCTTCATCAGCTATAATTGAACCTATTTCACTTGCTGAAGAAATAACAAAAGCAAGTTGTGATAATTGTCCAATTAGTTGAGTCGCGGCTTGCACTTTACGCTCTGTTGCAAGCGCATCTAGTTCAAGTGCTTGGCTTGCGCCATTAATCGCCTCTGTATAAGCTTCTTCTGCCGCTTTACCATCTTGCAGTAATTTAATAAATTTTTGTAATTGCTCATCAGTTAAATTTAAGCTATTTTGAAATTCATTAATACCTTTCAAATCATCTTTTGTAAAGTCTTTTTTAGTTCCTTCACTAATCTCTTGAACTTTCTTGTTAATTTTTTCTAATGCTGTTTGAGCTTTATTAAAAGATTTATCATCTATTAATTTTAAGTCTTTTAATTTTTGAAGTTTTGGCATCATTCCAGTCAAAGACTCCATTTGCTCTTGTATAGATTGTAAAGCGTCTGTCTTGCTTTTACTGTTTTGTTTTGCGGCATTGTAAGTATTAACATTTTTAATTAATTCTGTAAATGCTCCATTTATATTATTAAGAACTTTTTGGTCTTGCGCAAGACCATCTTGCAAAGTTTTATTCTGGGTATTACCGGGAGTCATATAAGTGCTCGCGCCTACTTTTATAGCGTCTTGCTCGTGCTGACTACCAACTAATTTAATATACTCTTCAAGCTCTTGTTTAGTTTTTCTGATTTCTTCTCGCTTATCCGCCCATTCGCCAGCTTCACGAATTATATTTTGACCTTTATTAAATTGCGTTTCTGTCATTAAATCTTTGTATTGCAGAAACTCTTTATTTAATTTTGTCATTGTTTCTGCGGCTGCGGTTCCAATCTCTCCAGATGCAGCTTGCGCATTTATATTATTAGTAATTTGATCTAACACTTGCTCATTCGCTTTAACAGCTTCCATATTTTGAAGTAAAGGTGTAAATATACCTTGAGAAAGCTGTTTGCTAAATACAGATGTTAGTGTTCCAGCCAGTCCTAATAAAGCAGTTTTGCCACCGCCAATTAAATCAATGAACTTTGTTATTTTATCTAATAATTCAGTAAATTTATCTATTACCCCATTAATGGAGTCTGTATCTAAAACTGAATCATATAAGTCCTCCCACTGTGTCTTTAAGGTCTTTAAATGAGCGCCAACAGACTCTAAATAAACATTCTGTTGCTGTTGTAATGTTCCTTCCGCATTTTGAGACATCTCAAGAGAACTATTATACATATCCCAGTTATCAAATAATGCAAGTAAATTATTATATTGGCGCTTTCCGGCAATGGCTTGGGCAATCGCGCTTTGTTGTGCTTTAGTCCAACCTTCCCACTTATTACCAACTTCCTCGATTACTTCTCCAAGATCTCTTAAATTGCCTGATGCATCTAAAACATGGACTCCAATAGAATCAAGAGTAGAGGATACATCGCCTAATTTTATACCTTCTTCATCTTCTCCGCCAATCTTTAAATCTTCCATACGGGCGTAGATCGTCTTTAATGCGGTACCTGCTGATTCAGGCGCTTGTCGAGTAACAGATACAATAGTCGCTAACTGCGCATTTAATTGGTCTATGTCTACACCCATATTATTTGCGGCTGAAGCAACTTTAGACATACCTACAGATAATTCTTCGAGGTCTGCGGCGGTTCCTGCAGCAACGGCAGCTAATTTATCAACATACTTTTCAGTTTCTTCTGCGGTTACTTTATAACCATTCCAAACTGCTGTGAGCTGTTCTGAAACTTGCGCACCTGTTTGCCCGGTAACATTGGCTGCTTTAAGAGTTGTCTCAGCTCTGGCTTTAACTTCTTCATCACCTAAACCTTGCTGATAATAAATCAAGGAAGCTTCTGTGTAAGCAGTTGTAGACTGACCTAGATCTTTAGCGGCTTGGTTTGCAGATCTTGCAAAGCGGTCCATCTCTTCTGCTGATTTGCCAGTTACAATACGAATATCATTTAATGAAGTGTCTAAATGTTGAACATACCCAAAAGCCTGCTGAAACACGCCTACAAAATTATTAATGAGCGATGAAGAGACTGACCATTTTAAACTGTTAACTAAAGTCTGCCCCATCTTATCTAATATATTAGATGTTTGTTTTAAGTTAACATTTGCAGTTAATGCAGCTTTAGATATATTTAAAAGAGCTTGTTGTCCTTGTGGACCAATAGCATTTAATCGCTGTTGAACCTCTTGAAAACTAATGCTCTTTAATGACTCTTGAAGCTTTTGTAGATTAAGCACACCGGTAGTAGTGTCAAAACTTTTGTCTAAAGCAGGTCCGAGTTCTTCGGCGGCCTTCTGCACTTTTTTCATCGCGGAAAGCGCTTGCGCCATGCTTAAACTAGGGTTATCTATTTTAATTTGTGTCGCTGATAACTTACTAATATCAGTTAATTGCTTTTTTAAATCAGTTAATCCTGTCGGATCTACATTATACCGAATTGTATAATCTATATTGCCTCCATTTAACATATCCTTGTACCTCCTTTATAAAATTAAAAACGCTCTTATTATATATAATAATAAGAGCGTCTTATTTAAAGTGTTTTGTCCACCAATCTTTTATTTTATAACTTCTACTTGTCCTTTTGTGAATTACTTAAAGAATCCACCGCATTATTAATTATTGTTTTAAAATCTTCTTCATTTAAATATTTTACAGCATCTTCTATTTTCTCGATTAAATTATTAAAAGTATAGGCAAATGATGTTCTTACTTTAATATTCAAATCTAATTGCTTTTCCACAAAATTCATTAATTCCGTGAATTCTGCTTCTGGAATATGAGAAGTAACTGCACCTATAATACCATTACTATTTAAAATATCGAATAACTGCATTGGATTTGCTTTTTCTTCATCTGTAAATTCAAGATTTGTATAAAAATATACTATATATAAATATACATAAGCATCTAAACGCAATGTATTATAAATATTACTATCTGCCGCCTGCTGTAAAGCTATTTGCACTAAAGATATTTTATCTTCAATAGGTAAATACTTTTTAATGGTAATTGCTTTTCCTCCCGGAAGAGTAATAGATGTAACTGTCTTATCAATAGTAAGATTTAATGAACTAAAAGTAATATTATCCATTGATTATTTTTCTCCTTTTTTCTTTTCTTCTTTTTTATATTATAACAAAAATTTTTTTAATTGTCAAGAAAGTCTAATTATTTTTCATGTAGGCAAAAGGATTAATATGACCTTCAATAGAAGCAGAATTGATAGCATTATTTAATTCTTCTACTCGGCGGTTATGGTTATAAAAAGCATTTCCTTTGTTTAAATCATTCCACCATCCATTTCTTCCCGGAATAGAAAAAACTACTCCAGAGTTGGCAGTCATTGAACTGGTTGTATTCAAAGCTTTATTACTCTCCAATATCTTTTTCACAATATCCCACATACTTATAAGATTACCATTTACAAACATAAAAGTCGCAAAATCTTCAATGCCTCTTGCGCCGAATAAATATAAAGTAGCTCTAGTGAATAAAGCGTTTTGTAAAGCCTGTACTGCTGGAGTTAGGTCTTCCGCCTCTTGCCTCATTTCAGAAGGAGCTCCATTAGATGACCATGCCAAAGTATTGTATGCTAAATATTTTAATCTATCTTTTGAAGATTCTGTACTTATCAATAGGTTAAAAGCCGTATTTAAAGGTAAACTACCACCAGTTACTAAGTTTCTAGGAGTAATATTATTTTTCTTTCCTAACTCTAAAGTTTTATATGCTTTATTTGATAGTCCAATATCTAAAGTAATTTCTCCATAATTCGCACCAAAAATTTGAGAAAGTGAAAGTTGTACATTATTAAATTTAACATCCGCTTTACCTTGCTTTTTCGAACCTATTTTTTCTTTACCAGCTCTTGTATAACTACCTGACACGCCAGATGAAATTCTCTCAACAGAAGTTTGACCAGTAGATTTAATATTTTCCACTGTATTTTTAACTGTTACTGCTGATGTTTCAACGGCCGCTTCAGTTATCATCATTGCTGCGGACTCTCCTAAAACTGTAGAGAAGAAATTTCTATCTATACTATCTTTTAAATATTGTATTGTAATTGGTCGAGGGTCTTTAGGATTTAATGTACCTGATGCATCTCCCGTTGTTAATTTTGCAGCAATTTTATGTAAAGCGTTAGCCGCTTGTTGAAGCTGTTGTCCTTTTAAGGTAGAGCCATCAAGATTTAGACTTTGAAGTTTTACAGATAATTCTTTTCCAATATTATACAAACTAAGATCGTTATTAGTCTTTTGTAATTTCCCATTTACTTTATAAATCCCCCCAGCAGACCTAATTGCTGCGGCCATTGCTGATTCTTCACACCCTTCTAAAACTTCTATTGCTTCAGCAATATTTGCTAGTAATGAATCAAAACCTTTCCACGGTTTTGCGTTAATATCAAGTTGCTTTTTTAAAGAGTCTGCCGAAGACTCCCAATCAATATTTTTCTGTATTTCTATTAATTTTTGAGCCATTGCAGAATTTAATCCTTTTGAAAAATGCTCTTGTAATACTTCATTTATTTTATCAATATTCCCATTATCTTTAAATAATTGTGAAACGGCTGCTCGGTCTTGACTAGAAACATTTTCTATAAATAATTCTTTATACTGTGTCTCTAGAGCTTCTTTAGCGTCTCTTCGTAGACTGTTAAAATTATCCACTAATGTTTTTACTTTAACAGGCTTCCCGCCATTCTTTATTGCACCTATTTGTTTTTGATGCAAATGAATATAAAAACCACCATATTCTATATAATTCAAATTTTTATAGTAATCTGTTTGAATTTCACTCAAAAATAAACACCCCTTCTTATATATAAAAAAAATGCGGAAAGTGCTTAAATAAGCACCCCCCGCACCTTTATATTGTCAATTATCAGCCTGCTGGCACAACAGTTACTGTATAAGTACCTGACTCATATCCTTCAGCACTGGCTGTAATTGTTACAGTTCCTACTGCGACACCTGAAACTGTACCATCAGATACAGTAGCCTTAGTAGTATCACTTGAACTCCATGTAATAGTAGCTCCATCAGGAATTGATGCTCCGGTTAATGTTAAGCTACCATCAACTTCGACAGTATTACTTGCGCCTGTTATAGTAATCTTAGCATTGCCCTTTGTAGTACCTGAGCCTGTACCAAATCCAATGTAATGGCTATCATCAATTTCTGTACTATCATGTTCAAGAACCTCGTTATGTGGCATTATAGGATTGATTATCTTATCAGCATTGGTCTGATCCTCAATTACCTGAATTACACAAAGAACCTCTTTTGACTTATCGAAATAAGTATATCCTGGAAGAGCATCCATTGTAAAAGTAAATGTAGAAGGGTCTCCAGTACTAGAAAGAGAAAATGATAAATTAGACTGAATCTTAACATTTGGGAATGTTAAGTTAGCTGGCATATCAATACCATCTTTCTTACGTCTAAATAATGTATCAGCTTCAACATAATAGTTGCCAGCAAAGTTATCAGCAGCAATCTGAAGTTCATCAACAGCCTGAGCATTCTTATCAAGATAGTAGTCTACGAATACAGCAATCTGTTCTCCATCTGTAAGAGTCTTTGCTGAACCAGCCCAAGACTGCTTACCTATTACACTTGGCTTAGTAATTCTAATTGCCTGATATACACCGTCTCCACTAGCCGGTGTAAAAGTAGAACCAGATATTGTACCTATTTCAACCTTAGAGCCTTCAATCATTTCACCTGTAATATCACCTGAATCATCTGTAATAATTACAAAGATTGGAGAGTCATTTGTTGAACATAATGTCTCCTGTGCACCAAGCACTTCTGATAAATCAATAGTTGCAACCTGACTCGCGCCGGTGCCGCTAATTTTCATTGTAGCAGTGCTAGTTGTGTGGAAATGAACTTTTGAAATTGTTGAGCTGCCTTGGAATAAATCTGCTCCAGAAAGCATCGCAAGAGAAATTGGCGAAAGTAAAGCGTCTTCTACAGTGAAAGTAAGAGTTTTCTCACCTTCCCAAGAAATCAGACGAACGTTACCTCTACCACCTCGTGCATATACAGATGTAGTAGACTGCTCAACAGTTGAAGTTGTTGCTGAATCAATATAAAGAACTGGTTGTCCAGCTTTGAACTTATATTTACCAATATTAGTAGGAGTCTTAGCTCTAAATACTATATTGGCACATTCTCTAACTCCAAATTTCATATTTGTTTTCCTCCTTTTTTATTTTAATCATCATCGTTGTTGTGATCACCAAAGACTGCGGTTGCCTGCCAATCTTTAGCATCCTTTATACCTGTTGCTCCAGCAAGTTTAGCTTGGATTGTATATTCAAAAGCTTGTTTTAAATTAAAGCGTTTGAACTCTTCAATTAATTGAAAAACTGAATAATTACTTAAAGTATTTTTATCTTTACCTTCTCCTACTGCAAGAATGTCTATATATCTACAAAAGATACTTTCCATCTCGCTGTATCTATTTCGCTCTTTCTCTATTTCTGCGAGTAACATCTTTCTTTTTTGGAGTTTCTCGGCTATGGCGCGAGCGCGTTCTCCGACCGGGTTATATTCATTGTCTGCCGCATTTGTAAATTCTGCCAAACAAAAGACGTCATAGATAATTTGTCCAAATTTTTCAAAATTTGAATTGTCAAGAATATGAATAGCTTTATTACCATTATTTTCTTGTAAAATTATAGAATTAGTAAACATAATATTATATTCAGGAAAAAGTAAATATAAGACTTGTTTAATTGCGTCTGATACTTGTTTTCCTTTATCAGTTTTTTCTTGAATAATTGTCATAAGTATATCAAAATTAGAAGCTTGAGATGGGTTAATCTTGTCCTCAATATTTGAGTAATTTTTAGATAAAGCATTTGCGCCCATTAAAAAAGAAGATTCTGCCCCACTCATTTCAATTTCTTTTACTGAAGGTTGATAGATAGTAATTTGAGCTTCTGGGAAAGGAATTGGTGCTCTCGTATCAAGTAAACCTTGAGATACTACCGGCTGTCTTTGCATTATTTACTCGATAATTCTTCTAACTTAGCATCATCTTCTGTAAAATGCACCGCTGCATAAGACAAAGTATACCCCGCTAAATTAGAATTTAAAATTAATTCTTGACAACCTAAGAACATAAATTTCCCAACTCCAGATAACCTACTCATATTTAAAATACCATCTATATATCCAGCAATCATTAAAGGCCTAAGTCGAAAATCGTCCATCTGCCATTGTTTCGTGTTGCATATAATATCAAAAGTAACCATACAATCTCTGAACCGCTCATTTACTGGATTCGTAGTAAAATTATCAAAAGATAAGAGTAAATAGGATTGAACTTCTTCATGCTCTTTTAGTTCTAATCTAGGACTAAATCTAATATAAGTTTTATCATATAAATCATGAATAGAATATTGGTTTACAATATCGTCATACCTAGTAATATTAGAATCAAGACAATCAGGCGTATTAATAATCAATAGTCTCTTAAGCCAATTTCCATATTTACCGCTTTCAATAAATAGTCTATTTAAAATTAACTCAGTATCTTGCGGACAAGATAAAAAAGAAGATTGTATAGGATCAATCCTAGCATTTCTTTGCATTATTTATTCTCCTTTTATCTCTTCCTTTACATAGATTTTATGATAATATGTTTAATTTTTTGATTACCATAAAAAATATCTAAGTCACCAGTTTTCCCATTTAAAAGTTGAAAAGTTGCAATAGTTTCATTCTCTGAAACAACAGCATCTTCTATCTTTAAATTAATTCCAGAAGTTTTATTTTTTACTTCCCATAAAGCATCAGGAATATATAAAGTGCGCACTGCAAATCGGTCATAAGGATATACTACAAGATCTTCATACTTATCATAATTATCTTGTATCTTTTGTTGCTCTTGCGCGCTAATCTCTTCAAACTGATTATTAAAATATTCTTTAACATGAACTTCTAAAATATCTTCAACTGAATTTGGGTTTACCGCTTGAACTTCCCACGGTTCTAATGTTCCTTCTATATTAGGAAGTTTAATAATCTTAAAACGCTTAAAAGTATTGAAAGTTTTTTCGTCTCTCTTAATATAAATTACTCTTGTATAATTTAATTGATTATAAACTTCTTTATTTTTTCTAATCCAATCTAAAGTTTCTTGATTCTCTCCAACAGAAGAAAACCAGTACTGTACACCTTCTATCTCAAGCGGATACGGGTAACATTTTCGAATATCTGCCCTAAAATAAGCTAATTCTGTTAAATATCTTAATGTAATCAACCAACGAGTGCCTGTTTCCTTCCAAATAAAAGTGGTTCCGCACTTAATAGGAATTTTAACTCTTCCCTCGGACATTTTTCCAATTCTTGGTTTATTTAAACAAATATCTTCAAAAGGTACTGATAGCATCTTCTTATCTTCATTAAACGTAGTTTTATCAGGATTAATTAAGCATCTAAATTCAAGCGTTTGAGGTTCATCATTAGATGAATTATCTATATAATCAGGATTTTCAATAATCATGGTGTCAGCTTGATAAGAGTCTAACAGACCTTTTCGCAAACTGCGGTCTTTATCTTTTATCATTCGACTTTGCTGCTTCCCGCCACCATTATATTGCAATCTTCGTTTCATATTTTCTAAAGCTTGCATATTTAACTTATTTTACTTAGCAAAGCTAGACATTCAAAAATAGTTCTGCGATATAAAGGCATATCTTTGTCGTCCGCTAAGCTAAATAAACCTTCCAATTTACAAATAACTGGGAATAAATCAGACTGCAAGTCGAAAACCAGTCTATCCATCCCAACAAGTTCTTCTATTATAGTTTCTAAAGGTTTTTCCCAGTCATTTCCTTCCTCGCGCATTGGAAGTAATTTATAAACTAAATTAATAATTCGTTTGAGGTTATGATTTAATGTTTCATTACTAACCTCAAAATTATATTTAGTCTTCATACCAAAAATCTTCTTTTTGAGTTTCCGGATCTTCATTACCTTGCGCGAATGGGTAAGTTAAATCCTCCATAATAGTGTGCATTGTAGAACGATAAACACCATTAGAATCTTTCTTTCTACGTTTATACAATCTTTGGAGATGAAAACCTTTTCTTTCATACTCTTTTTGAAGACTCTGTAATTTCGCTAAATGATTAGCTTGAGAAGTTAATTTAAAGTCTGCTCCGCTGTATTTCATTCGGGTATTTTCGATACTAGCAAGCTGCTGGCCAATCCATTCTACCGTCATGTAAATAGCTAAAATTTTAATTTCCTCTGCGCTTAAATCACTAAGAAAATACCCTTCTTGACCATCATCCCCGCCTTCATTAATTAGCTCAAATTCTAGCGACTTCCGCGGAAATTCAAACCACGGAATCGCAGATTCAAGTAAATCAAAAAGCATATTTGTAGTATCTTCATGTGTCATTTCCATATACATATCATCAGTAATCTGTCTAAGGAACGCATTATACACAATATTAAAATCGGTCATGTTATTTGTTCCTCCTTACGTTTTATTTTGTTGATGATTGAACTACTTTTCTAACAGGTCCTTGTGTAGTAGTTGGAATAGATGCTTTTCGAGTAGGCTTATGCTGTTCAGCATCTTCTCCTTCAGCGGCCTTTGCATTTACAATCGCATTAGTAACACTAAATCCGGTTTTCTTTAATATAAGATCTCTTTTACCAATATCATTTAAAGGCAATGAAACTGATAAAGTTTTAATTAGCTCAATAACCCCTACAGGAGCAAAATTGAGAAGGTCTTCAAATTCATCCAACGACCCACTTATCATAAGCCTGCGCACATCTTCATCAGTATAATTATACTCTGGCTCGACCTGTCCAAGTAATTCTTGAATCGCCTCTTCATCTTTGATAATTAAATAGTTTTCAATGATATAGTTACCACCCGGAACTTGAGATAACATAAATAATTCCTCAAAAGGAATATTCTTTAATTCATTAGGTTGATAATCTCTATGTAAATTATTTAAGTCAGGAATCGTATATCCGACTCTTCCTTGTCCTCTGTTTTGAACTGCTATAATTTTATCCTTTGCGATCATATTTAATTCTCCTTTTATCTCTTAAAATATATATAGATATAAGGGAGATTTTTACAATCTCCCTTATTATATTTATAGTTTTACTATTACTGTCTAACTTCAGCAAGTCCTGGAGCAGCATGTAATACAAGTGTTGTAGCTGTAGGAGCAAGAGCTGTAATCTGATATGCGCAGATACCATTATTAAGACCTACCATACCTACACCAAACTTCTTATAAGTCTGGATTTCTCTTGACCAGTCTTTGTTCTCCCAATCTCTAACAGCTGCGCCACCCTCAAAAGCAATCTTAATTGGCTTATCTGCTCCTGTTGGGATAATGTAAGCCCATGAAGGATCAATTACTTTCACTGTATTAGAGCTATCCTCAAAAGAGTTTGGAAGTATAACTACGTTATGTCCCTTATAATTAGCAAGATAACCTGTGTTCCACATTGCGTTCTTCTGTTCGTTTGAAATCCAGTTATTATCTGGAACCATCTTCGCAGCAAATTCAAAAGTACAGTAAATAGTAGCCTTTCCATAAGCATCTGCAATCTGAAGAAGATTATCCATCTTAGACTGAACGAAACCTGTATCAGAATCCTTATTTGGAGCTGTTAAATTGCTTACGCAAGTCTTCAGTGCCTTTGCAATCTCACGATATACGCACTCATCAAGACCGTCGTTAATAACTTCAAGGACATCCGCCATATCAATTCTTCCATCAAGGTATTCCTCAAAACCTATCTGAGCGGCTCCACCCCATGCCTCTGTAGGTACTTCAAGAGTATATCCATCTAACTTGAATACTTCATATACACCTGCTGCGCCAACCTTTGTAACAAATCTCTGCGCTCTCTTCTTAGAAGCGTTAGACACTTTAACTGAGAAAATTGGCTTCTCGCCTTGAGCGAATGTACGAATATCTGCGAACATTCCATACTGCTCAAGAACACGTCTTGGCTGAGTCTCATTGATAATTTCTTCCATCAGCGCAAACAGTGTATTTTTATTTTCTCTAAAGAGTGCATATGTGCCCGCAATCTCTTTTAACTCTGCACGAAGAGTCTTATCTAAATCATCATAACTATATTGTTTATCACCAAAGCTATAAGCCACAGCAGCAGAAGGATTAGCTTTTGCAACTGTCTTAGCAAGAGTAATAAGGTCTTTCTTATTTAATGCCATATTGTTAGTCCTCCTTCTAAATTAAATAACTCTCTGTAACTTTACTGCTTGAGATACAGCATCTGGCATTTCTGTAATCTCTACAACCCTAAATGCAGGTGCAGTAGCAGTTTCGCCAGTTCCAAGAACCTCAAGGTATCCATTAGTACCAACTACTAAGGTATCTCCCTTGTTAATAGTAACTGCTGTAGTTTCTGCGGTATTTGAAGTATTAGGTCCACCAACTGTATTTGTTGTATAAATATCTCCAAGATTTGTCTTAAGACATCTTGGAACCATCTCTCCGTCAACGCAATCAGTCTTATTCATTGCGTAATCCTTATGATTCTGGTATCTTGGATCATACAGCTTTTCCTCATTATAAACTAAAAGCCACTCACCCGGAACTGAAGCGTCAGCAACAGCTTTTCTATTAGCATAGTCATACTTTAAAAACTGACCATTTTCAATTACTGTAAGGTTTGCGTCTGCAATGAGCTGTGCGTAGATCTGTCCTGTTCTTTGAGCAGAAAGATGATTAGGCTCTACCTGACCATAACCTTTTCTTTTAATACTTGCCATGTATATTTCCTCCTTATAATTTTATTGACCAATACAACTGTCTATTGCAGCAACCCACGCTGGTTTTTCAGCGACTTGAGAATCAACAGTTACTGTAATACTATTGTCGTTTAAATTTGTATAATTAACCTTTTTATCAAAACATATTACTGCCAGCTTTGACTTAATTTGGTCTAAACTATACTCTGATTTATGCTCAATGACATCTTGTTTATCTTCGTCTGAAAGCATATAAAACTCTGCAATAACATCGTCTTTCTTTTCATCCTCAATTTGAAGAATGTACTTCTTAGCTTCCGCAAGTTGTTCTGCGGTTTTATGAGCTTCTTCCTGAAGTGCTTCAAAATCAGCTTGGAGCTGAGTGAATTGCGCTTGAAGAAGAGTGAACTTCTTGTGAACGTCTTCATCATCCTCTTTAGAGTCATCCTCTTCAGAAGTCTCTTCTTTGTCCTTAGAATCACTTTCTTCTTTATCTTCTTTTGCAGCGTACTCAATAGAATCAGCATCCTCAATAGGATCACTAACAGCTTCCTCAGTTATAACCTCAGAACTGTCTACTGATTCAAGAGTATCTTGATGCTCTTCAGTTGATGTAAATAATGCATCAGCTGCAGAAGTAACTTCTTCAGGAGTTGAGTCAGTACTTTCAACAAGAGACGAATCAACTTCAACATTCTTTAATTCATCTTCCACTTTATGACTACCTCCTTTTTGTAAAGCATATTGTAGTTCTTGCATCATTCCAAATAATGTTTGTTTAAATTCATTGTTTAAAGTAAAATTTCTACTTACATTAGGAGCTGTAATAGAGGCGCCTTCAAAACAAGGTTCCACGTCATCTCCTAAAATACATAATTTAGAAAAGACTGCGTCATTGATTATGAAAAATTCATAATCTGTATTAGAATCTTTTGTCCAAAAACCTGATAAAGTTTTTGCATCTAATTCCATTGATTGAGGTTTCCCGCCATCGTCTAAAACCTGCTGGGCTTCCTCAAATTGACCTGTCCATAAATATCCTTTAGTCATAAGATAAGTTCTAATAACATATGAATTAGATTCCTCATCCATGTCTTGAAAATCCTGAAACCAAACTGGCGCATTAGGAGCGACAAACCCAAACGGCTTCGTTAGAATATTAAAATGAAGTCCATCGCCATCTTGTACGATTTGCTCGCCATGATCTCGAAAGTCTCCTTCTTCTTGCTTATAATATCCTACAATAGGCGCTCCTCTTAAAGTCTTCGCCATTCTAGTAGCACTATCTTTGTCTATAGAAGTGCCATTTCTATTCTTCCCTAAATATAAAACTTTAATATCACACTCAGAGAGCATAGGATTAATTTCAAGAGGTTGTAAATTAATGAACTCTGGTCCGTTTATTGTAGCAATAGACTGATAATTATTCATTTAACAAAAATCCTCCTTTATATTATATTTAACTTTTGCTCTCAATGTTTTGAAGAGTTTTGGTTGATTTTTCGTCATCTGATTTTTCAGGGCGCCCCGCGCCATTCTCGCCATCGCCATTTAATGCAGTTAATCCAGTTCTTCGTCTACCAGTCTGCTGTTGAGCTAGCGCATCTGCATTCATAGTATTTGAAGTGAGCGGCGGTACGAATACAGTAACTAAATTGAGTAAATCATTTTCAAAGAACGCATTTGCTAATATAGTGCTTTGAGAAAGACCTAAAGCAATTTGCGGAAGCATCTTTGAATAACCCATTTGAGTTTGTTCTTTATACATTTTTGAAAGTTCTTTATAATCATAGATTGTTGTTGGTAACAACTGTACTTTATAATAGGCCTTTTGAGGACTCTTATTAAAATTCAATAAAAGTAAATCCATAAAACTTTCAAATTGATATAATAAATTACTCATCATTGCGCTATCATTTAAAATAGATTTTTCAAGAGCAATATTACCATCTGTATTAAATTGCATTTGTGATACACCAGCTTCATTATAAACTGCTCGCTCAACTTTTGTTAAATCATCTACTGTAGTAGTAGTATTTCTATCAGCCATATCTGCAACTTCTACATCAGCAAATGTAGTTAGTACATCAATACCAATAGCTCGGCTAAGCATCTTAACAGCGTTGTTATGAAGTTGCTGCGCTTCCTCAGGGTCAAATACTAACTCGCCATTCTTATCTATTGGCAGTTTCTGAACAATAATTTTCAGAAGCTTTTGAGCCATTTTCTTTCTATCTAACTCCTGAGCTGCATCTAGGTCTATTATAGCTGGGATAACTGCCGCCATTAATGGCATATCATTATCATTTATATTAAATTTAAATGCTCGGTCGGGATCTAGCATATACCACCCTGGCGCATCACCCCGATAATCTCCTTTCAGCTTTCCTTTTTTGTATAACCTATATCCAGTATGAAATTCTTCTGGGTATAATTTTAACACTTTCTTACGATATTCTTCATCGGGATAATAGTCATCAAAATATTTCATATTAAATTCAATTACTGGTCTGTTATTCTTCTTAAATCGAGTTCTGCAATACTCTCTTGTTAATTCTTGTATTATTGGTCCTGTTGGAGTATGAACTATATAACCATAATAACATCCATCACGAATAATAGATAAAGCAATTTCTCCTAATACAAGTTTAGCTCTAAAATTATCAAGATAATTTAATACTTTAAAAAAATTATCTAAAATTTTATATACATCTTTTGCGGCAACGTCTCCATTATCACTATCAACAGGATAGGTATCTCCGCCATTAATATATGGCACTACATACCAATCGTATCTATATAGATAAGCTAAATATCTACATAACCTAGAGTATATACCACTTGTACGATAATAAAAATTAGAAATTTCTCTTACTGTTTTAACATCATTTCTATCAATAGCCCGTAAAACATATTCTTTATCACTAAAATTACCATTAACCTTCTTTAATGTTGTGGTTATAACCGCGTCAGCTAAAGTTTGAGTTCCAACTTTAATTTTAGAAAAATCAATTACGCCAGTAGATGAATCAAGAGGATAATCATTATTTTCGCCAAATGATGGGCGAATATTAAAATCTCTCATTTCGCCATTCTTCCAGCGCCTGTCTTTCATATATTCCATCGTATTCTCCTTAATATCCTGCTTTATTCATTATGTAGTCATAGCTTATAATATATTCGTCTGTATATGGGATTTCAATTAATTTTAAATTATGCTTTTTACAATATTCTCTCTTCTTCATATCATTAAATTGCTGCTTTTGTAAGCCAGACCATCCACCAAATTTTTCTTTCGGTTGATAATGTTGGATACCTTGATATTCAATTAAAAAATCTATGTCTCCGCCATCATCAAAGACCGCAAAATCAAAGCGAGGGTCGAAGAGGACGTCCTGTATTACTTAATAAATCATTAAAGCTATACTCCTCTATAAAATCAAGCCCTGCTTCATCTAAAACTTCAGCAATCGTAATTTCTCCACGACTCGCCCTCATCTGTATCTCACCTCCCTAAGCATAAAAGCTCTTAGTTTTGACTTTATATACTTTATAAAAATATATTATAACATCTTTATTAAAACTGTCCTTAATTAAATAACAAAAATTGAGACGCATCAAATTTTTTACCTCTTTTTCGTTCCTCTTGCTTTTTAATATAATATAACCCATATTCAAAAGCAGAAAACTTATCTTTCGGAGTCCCCCTTGAAGATTGTTTTAATATAATATTTATACCTTCATTATCTTCAATAAGATTTAAAAGTTGTTCTCTTAAACTTGTTGTTAGAGTAAAAGGCATTAAATATTCCGCTCTCTTCTCAGGCGTCATTGATTGGCCCATCTTAGTTTCCATTAATTTCATTTTCGCAGTAGTTTCATCTATTAAGAATTTTATACGACCACAAGACATCTGTGTTTGAACATATGTGTGCGCTTCAGTATTAATCGGCGCATTTGCTTTAATTATGAAAATCGCGTCTTGCACAGTATCGAAAGTTTTATACTTTTTATATTCAGGATACTCAGATAAATTATCAATACCAAAAGGAGGTAATGTCTCTCCTGTTTTTGGATCTACTTGTGATTTAACCATGTAGTCCATTAAACCTATACCTAACCCATTACCATCAATAGCACAAACTCGTGCTTTGTATTTAAAAAATAATTTTTTAATATTAATAGCTTGTTGTTCAAAATGCTCTTCTTCCCAAGAATATAAATTTACAATAGACTTTAATGCTCGTCCTTGCGGCTGCGGCGTCACTTTTATAACAACACACTCTGTATTACAACCTTTTCTACCAACATCTATACCTAATACGTAATAAGCAGATTTACTACTTCTTCCGCTAAACTCATACTCAGGTTGATTAAGAATACGATATTTATCAAAGGTCTCCGCAGAAAAGAAAGCATTTTCCGCATCTCCACTCCATTCTGATTCATACTCTCGACCAAATGAACTATCATTATAAGTACCATCTAATTTAAGTTGTTGAACAAAGTTCTTAGCAAGTAGTCCTTCCGCCACTGGAACTCTCCACGTTCCGCCCATAATTACTGAACGGTCAGACTGAGTAACTTGTTCAAGCAAAATCATCATAAGTTTTTCAAAAGCAAAACTGTTTTTCCATCCTGCTGTTGTTCCTTTATATTCCATACAGGTCGTTAAGCTGTATGCGTTCTCTAATGAACTGCTGTATATTTCTATACAGAGTAGACTATATCTTCACCCTCTCTTTCGAGTAGGGGGCCACCACTTCCACTCACTTGAGTGTACTCCCTCCCGGGATAGTCGTTGAACCTTCTCTTTCGAGCTTGGCTGCTGATTACCCTCGACTATACGCTAGGGCTTTCCAGCAATTCAATGGCTTACAACTATTAATTACTTAATAGCGATGCTAATTTATTTTTTTGTTCATTTGTTAAATTTTTATATTCAAGTGCATAATCTTGATAAGTTAAACCATTTTTAATACAATCCAAAGTATAAGTGCTTTTTACTCCAACTTTATCCGCCATTTGAGTATTCGTTAATATCCTATTTTCATAGTTATAAAGAATTAAAAATACTTGTTCTTTATTTAATTTCTTTTAGATTGTATAATTGTAGATTCTCTTTTCTTTGTAATAAAATCATAACTTTCACAAAAAACCTTGTATATTTTTTGCCTTTCTTCTAAAGGAAGACGTTCATACTCTTCTTTATATTGATTGTGATTAACACCTTTTTTAATTCTGCTGATTGTGGTTCTAGAGACATCATATATATCTGCCAAAACTTGACCAGGTCTAGACATAAATTCTAAAACAGAGAGAATATTAAATATATCTGATTGAGTTAATTTTGAACCTCCATTACTTGCTCCAAAATTACCACCTTCATTTTGATTATATCCATTTCTGTAACTATCATATTTTTTAATAAATTCTTTTTCTTTGTCTCCAATTTCTTTTTCTGTAACATCTCCTTCAAATTCAACACTAAAAGAGAAATTATCTTCTCCATAAATATTAAATTCTTTTTGAAGGAAATGATTATCGTGATGATTATATCGTAAATCTGTAAAATGTCTAGTTCTTCTTCTTGGAATATTATTAGTTAATCCAATATAAATTTTATGATTTATTAAATTTTCAATTTTATAAATATAATACATAGTAGAAAACCTCCATTTTTTATTTTCTACTATATATAAAAATTATGCACATAACTTTGTAACGTTTTGACCAAAAAAGTTAACATATATTTGTGATTTATTGATGATTTCAGATTCATGTCTACTACCATCTGGTAGAAGTCGGTCTACATTCATTGTCAAGAAGATATTTTAAATATCTTCTTGGACTATCTCTTCAACTATTTTCCATTTATAACCTTTATGTCTTATATTGGCTCCACTACATACTCGACTAATTGCGGAAGAAGTACCGTCAACCGCCCTCGCGGCTTCTTTAAAACTATTATATATATTAAGTATATTACCTTCTTCGTCGCATTGAGCAACTTTTTTCCCAGTATAAGTCTGCTTTGGCACAACTTTAACATCCTTATTAGGGTCATCAGTATATCTCCATTGATAATCATTATGAGTATCACGTTTTCTTTGACAACATAAAGTTATTTTCGCTTGATTACTATTAGTTTCTCTTGCTGCTTCTGTTAAGCTTGAGAAAGTCATCATTTCATTACCTTGTAAATCATACTGAGTAACTTGTCTGCCTCTTCCAGGTTTGATTAAACCTGTTTCAACTGCATGTTGAGTATTTTCAGAAGGAGTAACCCATTCTAAATTTTCAACATTATTGTTACCTCTATTACCATCTTTATGATTTACATAAGGTTTATTTTCAGGATTAGGAATAAAAGTTTCAGCAACTAATCTATGCACTCTCATTCTTTTTTGTTTCTTATCTTTTAATGATAAAGTAACAAATTTGTATTGCTGTTGAGTAGATTGAGATAATATATAATTAGTACTGTCTTTTCTTACTTCTCCTTCTGTTGAAACACTGTAATCAGTTTCTTTTTCGTTATAAATGTATTTTTTCCACATTTTTAATACCTCCATTATTACCAAATTATTCCTTCTATTAATATTGAAAAATTTAGTAATAAATTTTATTAAAAATGTCCAAAAAATTATAGTTGCGGCGCACTTGGGATGGTGATAAAATCCATCCTACTGGGCTACACTCATCACCCATAGTCTCTACACTTTCTCTATTGCTAGAGCTTAGCACGGTGTTCTTGACTCTTCACCGTTAGCACCTTTTAGGTACACCCTTTTTTCTTAGGTTCACGCCGTTTTCATCAGCAACTCACGCTGCTGCGCCCCAAAATCTAGGGATTATTACTTCGTTAAGTAACGTTCCGTCTACTAATATTACCTCTTCTATCAGGCCTCCTGTCGCACGTTTACCTCTTGAACTTTGTTTCGCAGCCATAACATCAAGTAAGCTACCATTTTTAAATACAAAAGTAAACTCCTCTTTGCTGTTTTTAGATGCTCCTCTATCAAGATTTACTTCATTTGCTAACCCTGGAACCAGCTTCATGAGTTCATTAGCCTTCTCTCGTACAATACCTGTAGCCTGCTCCTTCGATTTGTTATCGTTAAGTTTTTTATCTTAACTTCTAAGGACTCTTTCTCCTTAGTCCAGCGTAACTTTTCACCCTCGTTTAACGTTAGGTTTGCAAAGTGTCGTCTTTGCTCATATTAGACTCTATCTAATAGTGGTGCGGCCTCTTGGAGAGATTATATCTTTTCACCCTCTACGCGTTGCCCCTGACTATAGTTCCTATAGCCTTCGGTTCGGGTAGCATCTCAGCATTCCCGCTTAATTCCGCACTCATAATCTTTAAATTTCTTTAAAGAATCGGCATTATTTTGTTTTATGATATTTACTACCATTATTTAAAAAATCTAAATATAACTCATATTTTCTATCTAAATAAATATTCGCATCTTTATAAATCCAATTTAAAAAATTAGTTACGTCATTTATAGCTCCAAAAACATATCTTTTAGCACCGTCTTCTCTATGAACTGTAAAAATTTTATTTTGAGTATTTATATTAATATTATCAACAGTATCTAAAAAACCTTTAATAAAATCAACAGTTCCTATTAAGCCAATTTGAAAACAAGAGTCTGTATTAGTAAACCAACCATCACCATCAAAATAGCCTCTTATAAAATGTCTTATTAAGTAAAAAGGTACTTGTTGTTTAGTTGGAAATTTTAATATTAATGATTTTTTAGGAATACATCCTTGTTTTATTAAGTCTTGTTTACAACTATCGCTACGAAAACTAATACGATATGCTTTTGCTTTATCTCTATAAGCAATTTTATTATTAATACCCATAAATTCTTTAAATTTTTCAATATGATGAAAGTCTTTTTCTGCTAGGCTTAATTCTACTTTTGATTCAGTAGAACCAACACTTCCATCTGCATAAAGAAAACCTAACCAATAAGCTTTTTCTTCTGTATCTATTTTTTCAAATTGTTTAAGGACGTTTTTAGCACTCATTGAGTTCCTCCTTTATAAAAATTTTAATAACTAAAACAAAATTTTTGTTTACCGCCTGTTGTGACGAACAAATGACAGCCCGGATAAAATACACATCTTAACATGAGAACTAATACAGATAAAAATGACTTTGAATACGCACGTGGATAAACTGCATAAACGTGTCTATGTCTCATAGCTTGTCGTAAAAATACTCTTTGATAAGTGTATAAACGTAATACCTTTTTCTCATTACTTGACGCACAAGAGTTACAGAAATCAATATATAAATCTGGATAGACTCGGTAAAAGGCAATAGCCTTCCTTAATTCAGACAAACAAGCTTTGATTCTCTCTTCTGATATACCAATTTTCTGATTGGCTTTATTTGCGGAAAGCGCCATTAAATCAGCTAATGCCATCTATATTGCCCTCCAATCTTTGAATACGCGCTTGCATTTCTGTATACGCGTTAGAATTTTCGTCTACAATAGTATCATTATCTTTTTCTTCTGTTATTCTTTCGTAATACTCTGCTATATCTTCATCTTCTACTTCATCTACTTCATCAATTTCTTTTTCTTGAGCTTCGTGTTCAAGCTGAATTTTCTTAAGATAATTTTCAATTTGCTGTCCAAAACCTAACTCTTTTGTTACTAAATTATAGACATATTGATTCTGGTCTTGAATAATCTTATCTATAATATCTAATGGAGCATCAATTTCATGTTCGTCTATAAAACCGCCTTCGCGCTCGCACACCGCAATTAAACGACCCGTACAATCAATTTGATCATTATCCTTGTCTTTATTCTGCGCCGCAGTAAACTTACCTGACTTTCGTAAACTATCACTTACTCTTGCTAGTTTTTGGTAGCCATCAACGTCCCCGCAATCAAGAGCTTGATTCATCTTTAAATCAGTTTTACACATAAGTATTAATGTATTTCGAGTATCCGCATCTTGAATATCAAAAGAATCCATCATCTCTGTATATTTTTTTTCAAGCTCTACCCATTCATTTGGTTTATATAATCTCCCCCACTTCATCGCAAGATATATTTTGTCTTCCGCAGTTAATTCTAATGAAGGATCTGGTAAATCGTCTTCTGATATATATAAGTTATTATCTACACCAAAATTAGCGCCTGGGAAAATTGGGGGCGGCGCTAATGAAGGCTCTGGTTCTCTAGCAATAGGCTCAACTAAGGTTTTATATTCTGCATCAGAAATTTCACCATTCTCATGCTTTTGTTTTAACTCCTCTATTCGTTGAGCTTCCGCCTCTTTCTGTTCTTCAGTTAACTCCTCACAAGTACTGAATTTTTTAATCAAATACTCAGAATCTGCCCATCCCAATAACTCTTTTGTTTCAGGATCTCTGTATTGCGTTAACTTCATTTTTGATAAATACCTTCCTAAAACAGAGGGGCCTCCCTTTCCTTTTACAGGGTCTTCTTGATATTTTTTATCTCTTATTACATCCCACTCCGCAGGAATATAAGGTACATCCAAACGTTCAAGTATCCAAGTAAAAGTATCAGGATTAAAATTATCAATATGGGCACACAGACACTCTTTACACATCTCGTCTCTTGAGCCATCTTTATGTGTATAAAATTTTATTTCTGATAAAGTTTTTCTACATCTTGAACACGTGTATTTCTTTTTTGGAGCCGCCGCCCCACTTTTCACTGTTGCCACTAATCTTTCACGCTCCCTACTTTTTTATTTCGACAACATTTACAGATAGAATACCATCCATCTTTACTTGTCTTATTTTTTGAAAAAAATTTGTTATGACCTAATTTAATTTGTCCGCATCTGCTACATCTCTTCCAATACCCTTTTTTGGTGTTCGTATAATAATCTTCCAACCAATTTTTTTGTGCCTGCTCCGCAATTAATTTAGGTATTTTATTACGCCATAAAGAAGAAATATATTCAACTGAATATTTTACTCCAAAAGTATTCTCTAATTCTTGTTGAATTTCTACATTAGAGCGCCCATCAATTTTGTACACTATAATGTCATAATATAGAGGATAGTCAAGGGCAAGCGCTTGATCAACAACCGCCTCTAAAGCGCACAATAGATAATACATATCAGATTCAAATTTCCCATAACATTCTTCTTTTAATTTGGAGTAATTACAAAGTAATGCGGAGACGTGTTGAGGAACCATTAAAGATAAATTTGTTTCTATTTCTAGCTCCCCATCCGGTTTAATAGTTACATCTTCATAAGTGCTTAAAGTTGCTGCATTTTTCATAACATTCATACAATTAATCCCGCCGCGGTAAGAAGCTCTTAATACATACTGATCTTTTCTTAAGGCAATGATATTTTGTTTGATTGAATATTTAGCCTTCCCTTTTGCTGTTTTAAGAGCTTGTTCCAAGCGTTCAATTTCCTGTACTAAAGATGCTAATCCAGGTACTTCCGCAATATCTTTTTCAGTAATAGTATCAAATTTAGGGGTTAAAAAAATATTTTTATCATTAATAATAAGATTATAAATTGCATCTTCGCCAGTTGCGCCGCCGTCTTCGCTATATTTACTTTCAAACGATGCCGCCAACCCTTCAAAACTTGTTTCACGTTTATTTATAGTGTACTTTCTATTGTTTGTTAAGATTGTACCTTTTTTAGCTTCATCTTTATATTCTGTGAAAATAAGATAGTCTGCTAAAATTTCTAAATATTTATTAGTAAGTTTTTCAGAAGGAGTTGACTCAATAATTTTATTTACTAAATCAATACGCTCTTCATATGTTTGTAAAGAAGGATCTAATTTAAAAGACTGAGTTTCTTTACTAGGTATATTTAAAGAGCAATTTTGTTCTTTTTCCATGTTTTATGTGTAGAACTCCTTTCTTAATCTCTATATTTATTATACGAAAATTTTTCTTTTTTGTCAACGGTCATTTAAGCAAAATTGACAAAACTTAAAAAATATTTTATAATAATTTTGGATGAAAAAGAAAGGAGATATAAAATATAAATGTTTAAATATAATGAAGTAGTAGGAAATATTTTTGACTATGAAGATGATTATGCTCTTGCGCATTGCATTAGCGCAGATTTAGGACTTAGCACAGGTCTCGCAAAAAAGATGCAAGTCCGCTATAATATTCGTGATTGGGTTCAAAAGGTGTATGGAGATTTAAATTTTTGCGGGCAGGGGTATTGTATTTTAAGTAATAATGGACATATTTTTAATTTAATTGTGCAACAGCAAGAATATGGGCCATTTACATACGAAGCGGCGGCCAGTGCTTTGCGCGAAATGTTAAGCATTATGCAACGCGCCAATATTAAAAAAATTGCTATGCCTAAAATTGGTACGGGGTTAGCTGGATTAGACTGGGACATTATGCACAAAATTATTTTTGATATATTTGGAGAAGCAGAGGTAGAAATAAAAGTTATATATCCTATAGAAACACGGGTGCTGAAGATAGAAGAAACCGATATAGGTTGCGTATTTTAATATAATTAAACTCATTTACTTGTAAATAAGGGGGCTGTTATTTGAAATTTGGGATCGTTTTCTCTCTGAGTAGGGGTAACTTCGTTATTTGAAATTTGGGATCACTTTCTCTCTGAGTGGGGGTGGCGAAACCTTTTTTACCTATTTAAAAAAATTTTTTCCCAAAATGCCACCCCCCGGTTGCTATAAATCAAGAAAAATATTAGGTACATTCGGGATTTTGCCATATTTTAAACGAAATATTCAGCTAAATAAGCCGCTCCATAATTGAATCTAGTAAATTTTTAGTATTTTAGAATAATATTAAATAAAAAGGTGTAAAGCATGATTAAAATATCATAGTTACTTATTTATTTTTTATTTAAGAGTAATAGAAACAGAACGTTAATTGCTCGGACTGCGCACAGGCGTTGCAGTCCGAGATTTAAAACTCTTAAGGTTTGCTATTTTTTGTTAGAGGTCTCTAACTGTAGTTAGACGTATCTAACTCCTGTTAACCGTCTCTAACTAGAGTTAGATGTCTCTAACTCTAGTTAAAGGTCTTTAACTCTAGGTAGAGATCTTTAACTCTAGTTAAAGGTCTCTAACTTTTTTGGGTAATCCTTAGGAAACTTAAATTAGTATTTTAGTTTTTGTTAGTTGCGCAAGCCGCTCCACAAACGGAAACTGCACAAGAGAAAATAGTTTCCTTGCGCGCATTGACTAGGTGGGGTAGCGCGAAGGAAACTATTTTATTTCAGTTTCTTTAAACATCAATAAAATTAAGGGTTTTAAGGAAACTATTTTAAATCATTTAGTTTCTTCTTTTGAAAAGATTGAATACAATTTAATTGAATACAATTTAATTGAATACAATTTAATTGAATACAATATTTTTATTTTTAAAAAAAGTTGTTGACAACTTAAAATAAAGGTGCTATAATGTAATTACAATAAAGGAAAGAGGTAAAATAAAATGACAACAACAACAATTAAGAAAACAGTTTTAAATGCTTTAGAAAACATCGTTGAAGCTTATGACATGACAGACAGAGAAACATGGGAAACACTGTTTCAAGTACCATCATACAAAACAGACATTGACTTAGACTATATTATTACTAGATTAAAAGAGGAAATAGCAAATGAAGAAGAGGTTTAAAAACCTCTTCTAAAAAAAATAAAAAAAGTTGTTGACAGGCAGGTTTTTAGATGATATAATAAATATATCAAAAGGAAAGAGAGAAAGAAATAAACATGGTTTATTACATTGTGGATGCTGAAGGCAGATTAGTAACAACAGATTGTGATGAATTAATCGCAACAGCAGTTGCAGAGGCTTTAGGAGGCTATTGCTATGCTAAGCCTTTAGCGACTAAGTCGAATTAATCGACTTAGTGCCGAAAATTATATCATACACGAAGGCATTTTGTCAATAGGCAATTTAAACAAATTTTTCTCTGTAAAAAAATCCCATTTTGTGCAAATTTTTTATTGACAGTATTATTCTAATCTGTTATAATAATATCAGAGTTAAGGAAAGAGAGGAAAACAAAATGGCAAGTATTTCAATCAATGGTTACAAAGTAGGTATTGTTGAAGTAACCGTTAATGATATAAAGAAACTTGAGCAGGCTGGTTTTACAGTTGAGATTATTTAATCTCAGCTGTAAAGAAAAAAAATAAAAAAAGTTGTTGACAAAGTAAAATAAAGATGATATAATGTAATTACAATAAAGGAAAGAGGTAAAATAAAATGACAGGATTAGAAATTAAGAAAACAGTTTTAAATGCTTTAACAACAATCGCCGAAGATATGACCGAAAATGAAACATGGGAAACACTGTTTCAAGTACCATCATACAAAACAGATATTGACTTAGACTATATTATTGAAAGTCTGAAAAAAACAATAGCTGAGGATGAGGAAGAGGCTTAAAGCCTCTTCTAAAAAAATAAAAAAGTGTTGACAGACAGGTTCTTAGATGATATAATAAATATATCAAAAGGAAAGAGAGAATATAAAATGATAAATATTAGAACACTTAGAAAAATAACAAATAACGGTGGTCTCACTCTTAAGGCAGGTAAGCCAATTACTTATAAAAGCGGTTGGCAAGTAGCGACCGAAGGAAGCGCAACAACAGACATCCATGAAGCTATGAAAATGATTAAAGCTTTTGGTGGTAACTGCGGGATTTGGCTTGAAAATGGAATTTATTATATTGACAAAAGTAAAAGAGTAAGTACAAAGCGCGAGGCAATGAAAATAGGACGCGAATGCAATCAGATAAGCATTTTAAGATGGCGCGACATGAGCTTAGCTTATTGCTAAGCTTATGTGTTTTTTGTTTGCGGTCGAGCTGCCGCCGAAAAATTATACCATACGAGAACGAGTTTTGTCAAGTAGAAAATGTGAAAAAAATGCACAAATAAAATTTCCTAATTTGTGCAAAATTATAGTTGACAAATTACGCTTAAAATGATATACTTTAATTACAGTAAAGGAAAGGAAAGCCAAAAGGCTGAAAGGTAAAAAGATATGAAGAATATAATAACAAATGGCGATATGTTTTTAAAGACATACCCAAATTCTAAAGTTGAAGAAGTGTCAAATATTAAAGTTACGGTTGACGTAGGCCTGGGTTACTTCTCAGCGGACTTTGATAAAGACTGGTGGGAAGCACCATATAATGAAGAAAAATAGTTGTTGACAAATAACCGGAAATGTGATAATATATAATATCAGAAAGAAAGAAAGAGAGGAACAAAAATGATGAGTAGAGAAGAAATGCTTAACGAAATAATAAGAAAAAGAGGTTTTGAAGATGAATATACAATAGAGTTCTCAAGGATGGCAGAGACAATAACCAATATAGACATTCTGCGGTTAGCTTTTTCGGCAATGATAAATAAACCAGTGATGGATGAGGAGTAAATCTCCTCGTCTTTGGCGGTCTGCTAGCGGCTGTGCGAATCGCTAGCAGACCGCTGTACTTGTTAGAGCAGATCTCAGGCTGTTTGTCAAGCACTTTTTGATGTGCAAACTGCACAAAAAAATTCCCGAAATTTGTGCATTTTTTTGCTTGACAAGCAGTAACCGGTGTGATATACTTATATCAAGATAAGAGAAAGAGAGGTACTGAATATGAAAGAAATGTTTTTTGGTATGGTAAAATTTATAGTTGGCTTAGCAATAGTAATACTTATTTTGATAGGTGCTTGCTATCTCGAAAAGAAGCACGATGAAAAAATTTATAATAACGGTGTCTGCACAGAATGTGGCGGAAATTATATTTTTTCAGGCTCCGCGCACGTTAAAAATTCAGATGATATTTATTATTATACCTGTGATAAATGCGGACACACTATTAAAGTAAATAGAATAATGAAATAAAAGCGGTTGTTGACAAGATAAAAAACATATGCTATAATAAAGATACAAAGTAAGAAAGAGAGGAATAAGCTATGAGAGTTAATCTTATCGGAAATTGTGTATTTTGTAATAGAGGTTGGGCAGTTGAAGTTAATCAGACTGACCTTGAAAAATATGAGGCAGGCGCACTTGCACAGGACGCTTTTCCATATCTAACCCCAACAGAAAGAGAATGTATAATCTCTGGTATGTGCCCTACTTGTCAGGATAAGATTTTTGAATAGGTGTCATAAAATTTTGAAAAATATTCAAATAAAGGGTTGACAGCACCGGTTTAAAGTGCTATAATTTAAGTCAAGATAAAGGAAAGAGAGGTACAAAAAATGTTTAAATTTTTTTAAGAAAAACAAAGAAATGAAAGAAAGATACAGTGTTGTTTTTGTGATACTAATAGTATAGATACTGCTTTTGAAACGTATGGAACGTATGACACTTATGAAACAGCAGACCACGTTATTAGAATGGCATGGAATAAAACAAAAAATCAAAAAATTAATGATGGTTATAAAGTCGGTGAAAATTGGACAATCATCAAAAAAATAAAAAAGTAGTTGACAAAGTACTTTCTTTATGATATTATAATATCAAGAAGAGGAGCTCTTCTAGTAAAGAGTAAGCGGCGGGCAGAGCCTAGCGCCTTCCCGGAAGCTGAGAAAGCTATATACCTCTTCACGTAACTACCGACCACAAGCCCTGTAAAAAAGGGCTTTTTTATTTGGCGGCGCGGTCGCGCTCAGATTACATCCTCGCGCGCCGCTGATTGATTATACTATAGAGTCAGCCATTTGTCAAGCGATTTTTTGTGTAAAATTGCACAAATATTTATCCCAAAATTTGTGCAATTTGACAGTTGACATTTTAGCTATTGTCTGATATAATGTATACATAAGGTAAGGGAGGAACTAACAATGGTTGAAAAAAATAGAAAAAAAGAGCTTGCAAAAGCTCAGAGAGTATGGTATAATATGAATACAGGTACAGTATCTCATAAAGATATAAAACATCCATCAAGAAAAGATAGAAAAAAAGAATTGAAAAAGATACTTGACAGCTATAAAGATTAATGGTATAATATAGTTACAAAAGATGAAAGGAGATATATGGAACAGTGGAAAGAATTAAAAGAAACAATTATGGAATTAAGCAAGCTTCCGCAGATGGTTAACCAGACTGAGTTATGTATGTTTCTTTTGGCTTATATGGAAGTATTAGAAGATCGAATGAGAGATGATACTTATCCGAGTAAGAAAAATAATAAAAAAGGGGTTGACAAATGGTCAGCCCCATGATATAATAGTATCATCAAAAGAGAAAAGGAGAAAAAGAAATGGTAAATGACAGAATTAAGCTACTTAAGGAAATGAATCAGTATATTCTAAACCTTGGAGACGAAGATATTTTCGATATATGGTTCTCGGTAGGTATCCCCGATGAAGCTACTGAAGAGGACTATCGCTCTATTGCAGAGGATACTGAAGAATGGGTATATATATGTAAGATGTTTGGAAGGCTTGTTGCACAGGGAGAGGAGGGGTAATACTCCTCTCTTTTTTGGATGTCGGCGCGAGCACGTTGGCTGTGCCCGTGCGAGCGCCGATATTCCATTATATCACGCTCCGCAATTTTTGTCAAGCATTTTCTTTTGTGCAAATTGCACAAAGATCTTCCTGAAATTTTGTGCTTGACTTACAAAGAGTTATCTGCTATAATAATAATTGTCAAGGGGAGAAATGAGGTAGGGATTGTGAGCGCGCCACCTGACCGAGAGACAAGGATGGAAGAAATTGAAAAATTTCAAAAAAACCCCTTGACAAACACTTAAAAATTTGCTATACTGAGTATAGAAAGTGAGGTAAGGGAAATGAGGTCACCGCCGAGATAAACTTTAATAATCATAATACTGTGTAAAGCAGGGCGCATAAGGTCGGGAGCCAATGTGGCGCCAAAGAAATTAGACCGTAGGTAGTAGAAGTTCCCACCGCTACCAAAAAAAAGATTTTAAAAAAATGCTTGACAGAAAATAAAAAATTTGCTATAATATATATAGAAAGTGAGGTAAGGGAAATGAGGTCACCGCCGAGATAAACTTTAATAATCATAATACTGTGTAAAGCAGGGCGCATAAGGTCGGGAGCCAATGTGGCGCCAAAGAAATTAGACCGTAGGTAG